ATAGAACATTTCGTATTATTAGCCGGGGCTTATAACCTCGGCTTTTTTATTTTATAAAATTTTTTATTTTTTAAAACTGTTATAAATGTACAAGAACGCGAAACATTTTTTATTTTGCAAGTGCAAAGACGCGAAACAGTAAAAATCATACCCCCGGGCTTCAAATTCAAATCCGGATACCCCCGTCATCATTATCTCGTCACAAACTGGTTCACCTGCAACAAGTTGCGGGTATTATGCCTAACTAAACCAGGGGCATAATAGAGCATCTAAGCAGTGCAGCAGCAGTGGTGGCTATAACACTTAATTAATAATAGCTTTGGATATGTAGCATACTCGATCCAAACAACTACAACAGAGAATGCAATGAATAACTATGCATATAACAACGTCTAACAAACACATAATGTGTGCGTATGACAAGAGATAATAAACATGTTTTACAATTTAATTAAAAACAATTATGATGTACAATGTAGTTAAGGCTGAGCTTATCAGCAACAAGAGTGAGTGGTCAATGGGTGTAGCAACATCAGATTCTGAGAACAAGTGTGTTAAACTCACACTTGAGAACCCAGACGATTGGCAGGACGAGGGTGGCGTGTTCATCTTCTTTGCGGATCAAAGCCCACGCATATTCGAGCGTTGGGCTAAAGTCTTTGATGGTCTTGGCAACAAGGTAATCGAGGGCGAGTCTATACCAGAGCGCTTTCGTGTGATGAAGAACGTTGTCATTGACTGGTATAATCTTCCAGAGCCATGCTTCAAGAAGTATGACAAGAAGATTTATCACAAAGGCAAGCTCATCCACAATGTTGGTGATACTATTGTAGACAAAACAGGCAATACCAAGGTTTATACCAAGGTAAAAGTTGTGAGCTACAAGGTAGCACGTGGTGAGGACGGAGAGCTCGTGTGGGCCTTTGATCCAGAGGTGATCATTCAGAAGATGATTGGTCGCATTTACTTCCCAATGTCTACATTATCTAGTAAGCCTGTCACAGACAGCAAGGATGATATAGCTGATGAGGAAGAGTAGTAGTTAACCTATAATCTAATACTATGGAGACACATTTATAATGTATTAGTAACAATTTAAAGCCGTTAGAATTTCAGCTCTAGTGTGGTGGAAATGATAGTTATATGAAGGTTAGCGTTAAGTTTGCAAATGGTAATGGTATGGCATTTCTTGGACAGGGTTACATCACTTCTGATGATAAGAAGGTGTTTGTACGCTTGTATGCAACAAGTGATCTTACACACGTTGTGGTGAAGCTGTATCATCATCACGGATATGGTTTCACATGGCCTGAGGCTAAAGACCTCGGACTAGTTCGTCAAGATGAGTTCCGTAATGGCACAATACTCAAGTTTAATAGAATCATTCTGTTCTATAAGACAGAGTGCTACTGTCAGTATCAACTCATGGCACAGTTAGAAATTGCGTTTAAGTTAATGAATTTCAAATTGTTGTAATTATGGATAAATTCTGTTTAGCAGCTATCATGTTGTTCGCTATGCAGCGTGATATGGTTGATTACTCAATTGTTGATGTAATCAATGCCATCGATCGTGAACGTGATATCCTATCACGTGCTGATTTCCTTGAACTTGTGTTTGCAGACGCTATGTGCGAACATGATGTATACAATGTATCATTCGGTATATACGACAAGTGCTTCGATAATCAGCAATTCGTAGAGAGAGTATTACCATTCTAAAATTAAAGTTATGAAAAGTTATAAACAAAGTTTAGAGGAGCAATATAAGCTCCTCTTTAGCCTTTGTGGCATAGGTAGTAGAGTGTGGGATGATATGTACAGATCATTCAGTGTGTATACATTCTGTGATGCTAACAAGAAAGGCATCATAGCTATGTATTTAGAGTTGGAAGAGTTTACACTACAAGCTAAAGCTTATGGTGTTGTGTATTATTGTGGTATTGATGACTTCTTGGAGTCATATCATAACGCAGTATATAGTTGTTTGAATATTTAGAATTAAGGCCTGGCACAGAGATGTGTCGGGTCTTTTTTTTAAATCACTTTTAGATCTATCATCAATTATACGCACAGTCTCTCCCAAACACTTTCCACTGCTACGCAGTGCAGGCGTCCCGCCTGGCCTCCGGCATTCGGAAGATCAGCGGGATGTGTGCTATTAGGAATGAGTGAGGATGGGGATGAAATAATCTCCATTCCACCCAAATCCTATGATATCCTTAAAGGGGATAACCAGCAATGGTGTTAATATATAGCGATTTAACAAAATTGTAAAACATATAAATTCTCAAAGTTATGATTACGTATGACGTTGTAAGTGCATCTCTTAAGCATATTAAGAATGCAAACAAGATCGAAGGTGTGACAAATTCTAGCAATTGGTATATCTCTCTGGAACTTGAAGATCCAGACGATTTCTACGCAACAGCTGGACAGTACATTATCATGGACACTTCAAAGACTCACAGAGCATTTGAGGCATGGAAAGAGCTCTTTAAGGCTAAATGCCTTGGAGAAGATGAGAAGTTCGATAAGACAAAGGACTATACTCTCACAGCTGAGAATATCGACAATCCTAAGATGAAACAGATCAAGGGTGTCGTATTCATGAGTAAAGTTCTTCCACAACCAATGGTAAGAAAGTACACATCAACCGTAAAGGACTCAAAAGGCGTAGCTTTGCACAAGCCTGGAGATTGGATCGTTGGTCGTAACGGCAAAATCAAAATGTATACTACAGTATCAATATGCTGTAGAATGCAGAGAACTACTGGTGAGGATGGTGAAACAGTCTATGACTGGGCTCCAGGAGAAGATCCTGAAACAGTCATGGGTCAGCAGATTGCATCGTTCTTGTATCCATTAGAGGAAGCAGGAATAGAGGCAAAGGCGAAAGCCAAAGTCGATGCTCCAGAACCAGAACCGGAACCAGACAATGATGACGAAGCCGATGACGAAGAGTAACAAAAATGAGCGCGTGTGCCGAAAGGCGTACGTCGCTTGTTTTTTGAGTTTTTATATTTAACATCAATTATACGAAATTTAATCAATAAATATTCGCAATATGGAAACAATAATTGAGAACGGAAAAGTGAATGGCGGAATTCAAAGCTGCTCAATGTCAGAAAATGGAATTAAAATAGTATTTCATAATAATGATTTAGCAGATAAATTTGCAAAATCGTTGAACATACCTTGTGTTTCATATGTAAAGAATGCAAATGAGGTGTTGGTATATTACATTTTTGATTAAATGTATAGTAATATAACTCTATATGTAAGAGTATAAATAAGCATTGACATTTGGAAAGACAAATAAAGACGCATAACAAAATGCATTGAACTTGTTGATGGGGTAGTTTAAATCAACTGTGCTTCATAGGGGGCGATTATCCAAGCACATAAATATATAGTGATATAATCGTACAGCCAACCATTGGCGATTTATAAAGTGGTGACAACTTGAAAGAAAGCGACAACCTGGAAAGACAGATAACTTATAAGACGTATAACAATTAAAATATAATCAATATGAGAAAAATTATCACAATTTCAATTGTATGTGTATTTGTGTCCCTTATAGTTGGTTGCCAACTGGGATACATGGGTGCTTGTAAAAAGTATCGCAAAGGTCCAGATTTCTATAAACTGTATGATTTATTACAGCAGAAGTCTGATCTTGCTGATTCTATCATGGACAAAAACAATGTCTATGACATGGATGGAAGCGACAACATGGCTGACTATTTGAAAGTCTCAGCAAGTATTGACTCTATTTATAAGGTAAACAAATGAGTACTTTTAAATTTGATATCATGCTCAATGGGAGATTCGTATGTACATTAAGATACAAATACTGTGCATTATTTCCCATTGACTTTGAAGACTTGAAAAAGTTTATTCTTAGTAAGAGACCTTCTCTGAAAGGAAAAGACTATAGAATTACAGTTTAAAATCATAATCAATATGGAAGAAAATAAAATCTTAGAAATCCTTAAAAAGGTGTCGCTGGGGACAAAGTTTTATTCTCCAACGTTTGGCGAAATGAAGTTCAATGGCATACGCGATTGTTTCGCCAATGAACAAAGAATTGCCGCATTAACTGAAAACAAAATTGATATGGCTTTTCTTACAGATGGAAAATTTAGAAAAAGTGGAGAAGTCATGCTATTTCCTTCAAAAGAAATGCGTGATTGGAATAAGTTCGCCTGGAAGAAGGGCGACGTTCTAATTAATAGCATAGGAGTCTTTTGTATCTTTAAAGAATTTTCATGTTATCCATACACTACTTTTATTGCTGTATTTGTAAACAATGCTGATATTGTAATAAATGGCCCTGTAATAGAAGTTACACAAGAATGGAATAAGGCATCAAATGAAGATGCTGAAAAATATATCGAATACATTAACGCAGATCTTGAAAAAGCAAATAGAAAACTTAATTTTGAAACTTTAGAAGTTGAAAAAACAGAGTTTATTGAACAAAAGCCTAAGAGACCAGAGCCAACGTACAAGAAGATAAGTGATCCACCAGAATACGAATTTGAGCCTTTCGAAAAAGTATTAGTTCGAGATCAGAAAACTGATAAATGGACGGTAGGCTTATACGGATTCAAAAATGAGGAAGATTACTACAACTATCAGTGTGTAGGTGGAAATTATGTGTATTGCATCCCTTACAAAGGCAACGAGCATCTTCTAGGCACAACAAATAATCCAGATTAAAATAAGTATTCCATAAAAGTAGTAAAGTCATAAATTTGTGAAAATGAGTGACGTATTGTTTAACTTAATACGTAGAAAGGACTACGTGCCGGACAATCCGGTGGTTGTTTATTTTGAGTAACGAATTTTCAATAAATACACTGGTTCGTGAGAATAGGTGTATTTAAAACTCAGCTAGGGAGAGTATAAAATAATCACTGAAGAGACCTAGACGAAACTACACAATGCATCAAAGTGTAGTCTGGTTTTTTACTCATAAGAATAGCACTAAAATTATCCATAATGGTCTGCGAAGATAGTTATGGTTAGACCGTTATCTCATGCGGTATATAAACTAGGATGACGGAGCGTCTACGCTAACGTGATAAATCGTAGACAGTAATGTAGCCAATGACTGTCACAAGCCAGTAAATATATGCTTACATTGTGTAATCATGAAGCACAATGAGGGAAGGTATTGAATACAGAGTGAAAAAGATGTGGTAAAATAAAAGTCCTGGCCGTAGGCTTTAACGAGTTGCATTCAAGTTATTACAACGGCTAATGCACACATCTTAACAAACAAATCACCTTTTAAATGGGGTTACATGTAAAACTGAGATCTGGTAACTACAGCCTATTTGCAAAAGGTGCAAACTGTCAAATGTAGACCTAATCTCTATGACAATCTGGAGAGACAGATAGTGGTTATTATATACTTGCATGAGCAAGAGGGATATACTATGTACAAATGCATTATAATATGCATATTGTACTTGGCTGTGTAAAACAACATAGCGACGGTTCGAGTCCAATAACCACTACAAACGTTAGCAATTCATTATTTGTAAATATTCATTTTACGATTATCGTGTAAAATACATTGGTCTGTGAAGATAGATGTATTTAGTTATTATCAGCAATAAGTTTAACGCATAACAAACAATTATCTTATTATGCTACAACGTACTGGTCTGTGAAGATAGGTACGTTTTTAATTTAGATTAATCAATAACTAAATATATATGAAAAAGGAAGAATCTCATTTTGGTGAAGATGCCAACATGTTTTGCATAGGAGCATTTGTTGGCATGGTTGTAGCTGCCTGTTTCATTATCAACTACTATAATGGTAGCAATAAGAAACAAGGCAAGATTATACAAGCGTATGAGCAGTATTATAAAAATACTGAAACATTGCTTGACTCTCTCGATAGCAATCTTGATCTTATGGATACAGATTTATGTACAGATTATGGCGCTAATTATCTAAATGCCAAAAACGCAGTAGATAGTTTAACTAACAAAAACAAATATTATGAACAATAAAGAAAAGAAAATCCTATTTTGTTTAATATGTATTATTGTTACACTTATAGGAATGATTGCGTTCATTAATATAATGGTTGTAAAATTTGGTATGGTGACAATACCAGTTTACCTGTTTATTTGGCTAGTGCTACTCTGTATTTATATTATTTGTATCCAAAAACTTTGTAATAAAATAGATAACAAATATGAATGAATTCGATAAAGAAGACCATACAGAAGATATCTGGTATTCGTAAACAGTACAAACCAGGTCAATTGCTTACAATAGACCATGAACTATTCAGAGTAATGAAAAAGCCATTAGGGGCACATTGCTGTGAAGGATGTTATTTTCGTAAGTGCAAAGTTATTAATAAAGGTTGTCATAGATTTTGCTATTTTCTTCCAGGGAATTGTAAATTTGTACTTAATGAAAAATCAATAAAACATAAGGGTTGAGTTGCATCAACTCTAAGTGTTTAATGTAGCCGTAGGGAGTCCAAAGCCTCCAAAGGGAAACCGAATTACAGATGGAACACAAAACTCAAGTATAAGTGAGAAGTAGTCTTATACAAGTAAATAATGTTTAATTATCAAAATTATGAACATTTTAGAGAAATTAGTGGGTAAAGCATACCCAAAGCTTGAGTCAGAAGTTTATGCTGACGGCAGCAAGACAATTGTAACAGTGTCTCGTACATTGTCGCCAGGTCATGTTGACTTGGACTCTCCTAGTTATGTAGAGACTAAGTTCAAGAAACACATTCCAATTCTCACTGAAATTGGTGTTGTGAAGAACAAGGAGACTGATGAACAAACAATCAATGTAACAGTTGAGGTAAATGGAGCATTCAATGGTATTAATCATTTGAATCATCTTGTGGGTATTGCTGCTACAATCAGCGAAATTACAGAAGATAAGCTCAGTGAGCCCGAAGCTGTTAAGAATGTTGGCCTGGATTGTAAACCATTCATTTGTACAGGCGATGAGTCAGAAGAAGCACAAGCAAACGCATAACCAAGCGGTTATGCCACAGTCAGCAAAGGGGAAACCTGATGCTGAGTACCTTAACTATAAGGTAGCTGCTAAAGAGGGAGGATCTACAATGATCCTCTCTTCAGGGTTAAGTAAGGTCAATGCTAACTCAATGAAGAACACTTTGAATAGTTATATAAATAATAAACATTCAAATACTCCTGGAGCTGGCAAGACAAGTGTTAAATTCATCGTAATTCATTAATTATGATACGAATCACTATTGATGATAACAAAGAAGTCGAAATAAAGACTACAAAAACATTAAAACATGGCGACAAATCTTTGTGAAAAACCAGACAATCACGGGTCTGGTTGGGTCATAGCAATAGTTATTATAACTATGCTTCTGTTCGTTACTGCAAAGTGTCATGCAGCAGACCCAGTAAAAGTCGACACTATGGTTTGTAAAACTGAATGTATCCAAAAGATTATTCAGAAGACTTCCTCAAAAGGAACGGTTCGTTATTACGCAGTCTATAATGATCCATCAATCAAGTTCTCTGAGATTATTCCAATCTCTAAGACTGTTATGGATTACCTAGAAATGTGTAAACAAAACTCTATTAGACCTAATATAGGTATTAAGTTGCGTAACGGTGTAGTATCTACTATCGTAAGGTATAAAGTTAAATTTGTACGAAAATGAAAGCAAATTACACGCCACCAGAAGGAGTAATTCAACTTACTTATAATGTAAGTTTAAAAGAAATTACAAGGCTAAAAAAGATTATCGAAGAAGCAAAATCCAGAGATGGAATGCTTGATAAATTTGCAGTTGTAAGTATTAAATGCGGCAAGCAATCTGATTCTAACTATAAAAAATGGTATAACGATACAGAATTAGTGTATATATTGAATTTTAACTATAAAGAGATTCATGTATATATGAAGCTTGTACACATAATACGTGCATTTAGTCGAGATTCTGGAATTCGTTACAAAATTATAGCCAATACTATAAAAGAGTTACCAAAATGAAAAAGTATCACCCTGGTGCGGTTTACAAGATCAATGAAGTCGTAGTTAGGGCAAAGAAATCATTCTCTTGCGACGGATGTATATTTGACAACTTTTTCGGATGTCCAAGAATAAAGGACAGTAAGAAATCAGATGACAAAGAAAGCATTCGTTGCAAAGAGAGTGGTGTGATATTTGTAAAACCGTAATTATGACTACACGAAGAAAAAACGGACAAATGTCCAACGAAGAATTGGAACTTAGAAAGTTTCATAGAAGTGTTAAGCGTATCAAAAGATGGTGTGAAGATCAGGATGTAGAAATACATTCTTATTCTGAAGCGTCGGGCGATGAAATATGTGTCGCATCAAAAAATGAGTACGAAATAAGTAGCAGAAGAGATTATCTTACAGAAGATAATGAAAGCTACTTCGTATCAGAAGAAGATTACGAAACTGTTTCAAACGAAATATTGTATCTATGAGCAAGTTAAGACGACTATTATTATGCTTAGTATGCATGTTGTTTGTAACAGTACCTTTAGTTGATGTATTGTTAAACATATGCGACTTGAATGCTATCAGTATGATATCAATAGCAATAATTGTTATTATTCTGATATGCTTATGGGTGTGTGCTGCTTTTTGGTTATATACTGAATGGCATGATTCATTTAATTAATTGCATCAGGAGAGGTTGAAATATACCTCTCCAGATTTATTAGGTTAAAGGCCTACACAACAGTTCAAGTCTGTATAAAATCACGAATTTTAAATTCCGTCTAAGCTTGATTTATCGGAAGACGCTAAACTGATAAACAGAAGAGATAAAGCCTTGGTAGGTTAGCCAAAACTCTTTATAAAAATGGCGAAAACAGATAAGGTCAACCTATTACGTTTTGCATAGTATCGTACGAGACAAACCGTGCATTTGGACTTGTAGCTCAGTTGGTTAGAGCAACAGACTCATAATCTGGAGGTCCTAGGTTCAAGCCCTAGCTGGTCCACAAGAAGGAAGAGGAAGGTGGCTTCCTAGTAACTGCCACGTTGGTAGGTGGACATACTTAATATCGAACTAGGTGTATGTGTGTATTCCTTCTTTAGATACATTAGCTCAGTTGGAAGAGCAATAGATTTTTAATCTATGGGTCATGGGTTCGAGTCCCATATGTATCACAATAGATGATTCCGTGAATCTTTAAAACCCGGATAGTTAACACAATGTTAAATCTCTAAAAATTATCAAAATGAAGAGATTATTGAAATGGTCCTGTGCTGCCTTAATAGCACTCATCGCAATCGTTGCAGTTACTTCTTGTAATGATCATTCAGGTCGAAGACAGAAACACTCTATTACAGAGTATGTTGACTCTACCGATCTTTACAAGACGCTGTCAGACATGTCAAATCCGACTTTTAAAAGCCTGGATGATGTCAGCAGCTACTATCAGAAAGGGAAAGAATCAAGAGTATTAGACTCGACGTTCTTCTCTCTTCCACTTGAGACTATCACAAACGTGTATTCGGTACTTGTGAGAAACAATGTTACGCCTACTAAGGATAACATTGCTAAAGAGTATCTTGACAACCTTAGAGTGTATTCAAATCTTCCAAAAAGTGAAGATATGTATGAATCGCTCAATAATGGTGCTCCAGATATTCCTAACGACATTCCGAACACTGTTACCGTTGACACAGTAATCAACGGTAAACATGTGAAAATCTTGCAGGAATCGTCAACTCAAGTTAAATAGCTATGAAGGTAGTTGCAATAATTTATGCAGGGTCTGAACTTGATAGTAGTGCAGTCTCTGAAATCCACAAAGCAATAAATGACTTTGCGGTAGGTGGATCTCAAATCGTTATCAAAAAATATAACGAGGAAGATCTTTTGAATCTTGGTTTGAAAACGGCAGTTGCAGACATCAAGTTTGACAGCGAGAATGAAGCTGTAGAAAACGCAGCAGTATACATCTCGAAAAAGTTTGAGTCTGTATTAAGAAAGCCAGTTAGACTTGTGCTCGCCATGTCGGAAGTAAAGAATTCCGCAACAAGAGAAGCTGAAATTCTCAAGAATGCAGTTTCTATAATTTCTGAGAATAGTAATAATCCTATACTTGAGAAGTATGGATTATCTAAGACTATTGTAAAAGTCATTGTAGAATTTAATACTTCTTACCATGCATAAAAGCAAAGAGTATAAAGCCAAGAAAGTATACCACGCAAAACATGCTTCAGCAAAAGCATATAAGCGTGATCGTAAGTCAAACAAAATAAATCCATTAGACTATGTGGGGATTCGTGGTAAAACCGAGCTCGAAGATGAAGTGGGACCTGTTTAAACCGTTTGGAGTAAAATACGTAACAAAGAAAGAGGCAGAAGAGGCGCGATCAAAAATGATTGCCATGTCTAAATCTTCAGCATTTGCTCCATGCGATAAAGAGTCAGGTAAAGAGCAAAAGTTCTTTACACACAAACCTTGGAGCGTTGGAAACGTAACAAAGTGTTAATTTTATAACTTATAACTAATTAAATCAATTAATTATGGAAAAAAAGAAAGAAGACAAAGCAAAGAAGTTGGACATCAACGAAATGTTGAACTCAACAAACGAAGACAATGTAGCAAATGCTATCAAGTCTGGTAACCTGATGGAAGTTGAAGTAACCGAAGAAGCTCTTGAAAATATCTCAAAGGCACAGCGTGCCAGAAAGGTTGACGAGGCTAAGAACTTCATCAACGAGTTGATGTACGGCGTCGGAAAGCAGAAGATTACGCTCAACAAGCGTAAGGCTACCACTCGTATCGACAAGAAGTACATGACCGCACTCGGTGAGATCAAGGATCAGTTCCTCGGTACGGTTGGTAAGGATGGCAAGAAACAGCCAGGTACAATTACCGCAATAGAGGCCAAAAAGAAAATCAGAGAGGCCAAAGAGGAGTATCGCAAAGCTCTTAACGATGCAGACAAATATCAGTCTGAATTGATGGATGAGCTCCGCGGCCAGTTCCCTCATTATTGGTGCTCTGATTGGGATATGGTCATTTAATTGTTTATCCGGTCATAAGAGCCTAAGAGCCAAGACATTTGGGCAGGAGATTACAGCGATTGTTTGAGATACAAGGACACTCAATCCCAATAAGGATGAAATAACATTCTCACGTAGAGCCTAAGAGCCGTGTGGGGTAAACGACTGTGTTCATACGCAGTATAAACTATATGACAGTTGATCAAGAATATAAACATATACAGTGCCTAAGAGCCGGTTCGCCCTATATGTTATATCAAATATACTGAATATAGCCCATGTATAGCCTAAGAGCAATTGGATAACTATATATTTTTAGCCATGTTTTAATGCGTTCTGAGGCGTTGTAGGAGATAAGTGGAGTAATTAACCACGATGCTGCCGAAAGCGCCTTAGAACGACTCTGAAGTGGCTTAAATCAAATGTTCTGACCGATCATCAGAACATTTACAAAGAATGTACAGTGTGTATGAAATAATCTGTTTGGACAGGGGTTCGACTCCCCTCACGTCCACGCCTCCCCTCAAGGAGTGTTCAATCTGAACAACAACCTAGGCATGTTGTAAAACTGCCTACACGGGCGTGTTTGGTTTTGACAGACAGAGGAGATAAATACATTAAGCACTATACTATAAATTAAACGACAATGTATTTAACATTGTAGACTATACTCACGTAGCGTAAGTTTAGCCTAGGTGTTTCCTACCAAAGTGGAGAGAAGAAGAAGTTGGTACCGTTGCCTTTTGGTTTAGGTCTGAGGTTCGACTCCTCAGCTTCTTCCTATTATTATGATAAAGGGATATAAAGCTATGATCCGGGACAGATGTCCTTATGTCGTAGACATTGCTCTTAAATGGTGTACTGAATTTGGAAGATTGGCAAATCAAGAAATTGAGCCATCTAAAAGGTTTAAGTTCAAAGTTAAGACGCGATGGATAGATAGAGTTTACCAAGAAAACGTAGCTATATACGTTACAAGAGACGAAAAAGTGTCAGCTTTACATAAAGCTCTTGGTTTACGAAAGGGAAAGCAAGAATTCAATTTTGCGGACTCTATAAATTTGGAATCAATCAACAATACTTGGGCAAAACCGGAAAAACAATTTTGGATTTGGGTAAATAGTTGGGTTGTTTGGTTCATTGACAACTATAAGTATATAGAAAATGCTTATAATATCTCCGGAAGCTATAATGAAAACTGGAAACAACTAGTTAGAAATAAGGCTTCTTATCTAGATGGTTATCTCGATGATTTTATCGAATATCTTGAAAGAACGTTCAAATAAATATAAAAACATGGAGTATTTCCCTTTAATGCTTAAGTATCGTTTAACAATGATGCACTTCGATCTCCAAGACAACATGGAGCTTATATTATCAATATTTCGTAAGACATATTCTAACGAATATATTATAGAGCCACATGTATTTTGTCACGGAGATTGGTATGACGATTTATGCCTATATGAGTATGCGTGTAATCCTAAATTAAGATATTTATCGAACTGGATTATGCGTAAGCTAATTCTTGAAAAAAATCTAACTTGGGAAACAACACAAGTTAGAATGAGGATCGCTTCAAATATGCTTTTTCAGATAGGATTAGTAACAGGAGGCAAAAACCTGCTTAATATACTTCAAAGCAATTTCGTCAACAATGTATGGGCAGTTCATAGACAGAAATTAATCTATGACTTACCATTTTATCAGGGCTAGAGTAGGAGAAATCCTCTCTAGCTCACTATGGATAAAAGAATCACAGAATCAGAAATCCAATTGATAAAGCAAGCTCAGAAAGGGAATGAGTTAGCTTTTAACAAACTGTTTAACCGTTACAAAGAGTTCATTGACAATGTTCTCTTCAGTTACGTGAATGATATGGATGAAGCAAGAGATCTTACTAACATAGTATTTCTTAAGGTTCACCAAAAACTCTCGACATTCGTAGACTATTCGTCGTTTGGCGGATGGTTAAGAATTATAGCTAATAGAACCGCTATCGATTATCTTCGTAGAATGAAAGAAAAGGCTGTTGAATTAGGAGAAGACACTGGACGACTACCAGAAGAATTAACTAATACTTCAGAAGAAGAAGATCTTGTCAATCTTCTTGAGTATGAAGCGCTTCTTAAAGAGTTTAAAAAGCTCCCAGAGAAGACACAACGAATTTTCAATCTATTCTATATAGAAGATCTTCCCATCGATGAAATTAGCAAAGTGTTAAAAACCCCTACGGGAACAATAAAAGCTGCGTTAAGTAGAACTCGTAGGAAATTAAAAAACAATTTAAACGTTTAACAAAATGACTTCACTTTTAATGATTCTCTCATCTATTGCAGTTGCATTGGGCTTTGCTCGATACAATTCAAGCAATAAGTTGTTCTGGATCCTTCTTGTAAGCTTGCTTGCAGGCTTTACTGGAGCAAAAATGGTCAATTCTGCCTTTGTTGACCATAAAAGTGAAGCTAGCTATGTTAAATCTACTCCTGCTCCCATGCTGGCACCTACGTGCTCATTTCAGGCTTTGAAGCCTTCAGAGGGCGATGGTACATCTGTTGAGACAAAACCAGCAGGTAAGGATAAAGCAAAAGTAGATACGATAGCTATGCTTAACTTTGGTGAAGATGAGCACTTATCAGTGCTTACAAAGCCTCCACAATTAGAAGGATTAAAAACGAATTTTATTTTCGACACAAGTTGAACTTAAATTAGTTGTCCAGAAGAGTTAGTAACGTTACAAATGTAACAAGTATTTAAATTTTAAACATTATCAAAATGGCTAATAAGAAAAAGGGCGGAGTTAAGTCTGCCCAAGTAAACAACGAGCAGGCTGCAGCAGCTGCAGCAGCTCAGGTTAATAATGGTACACCTGCTCAGAAGAGTAACACAAGTAGCTCTGATGCTCAGGCGACTGTTATTGGTGTTTTGCACGATCGTTTCTATAAGGACGAGAATGCAGCAGAACACACTGGTTTGCCACAGGGAACTGTGGACAAGATCAACGAAGTTAATGCAATTGCGGCAGCAGTGTGGATATGCCAGGAGGTAGCGAATGGCAATTCTAACTTTGCTGCAACTATGCGTGTAGGAATGCTGGAGAAGATCAAAGAGATTGCTCCAACCATTCCTGGTCTTAATATCGATGAAACTAAGCTTCTTCCTGGTTCAAAGGAAGGAACTGTAGTTCTTCCTGCTACAGCGGTGGAAATCACAGGGGAAACAAAAGAAGCCCTCAAAGAAGATGCCGCTGCACAGCAAGCAGCAAATGGCAAAACCTATAAGGTAGAGGAGCTTAACGACACTACCTTTAAGGAGGCTCTGAATTACCTCATGACTACTCATGATGGTGAAACAATCATCGACAATCTGAACAAAGCTGTAGAGTTGTATCGTGAATACAAGATGCATCACGATAAGAAGAACTCTGAGACCTACAAGAATATGAGCAAATGCGCGATCTTTCTCGAGATCCGTAAGCTTACTGGAAAGGTGGGTATTCTTGGTTCGGGAATCGGAAACTGGGCTTATTTTGTCACCGTATCAGTCGGAACTCCGATACCTGCATTCTGCTCTCTTCGTAACTCTGCTTACGATGCAGAGAAGAAAGAATACAAGTATTCTGATCAGGAGGTAGCTGATCTTGTTAAAATGCTCGTAATTAGTCGTGCTAACATGACTATCGAAGAGCATAAGCTCGCAATTAGCAAGCTTGATAAGAATGACAAGGAAGGCATCGAAACTCACAACAGTGCAATTAAGCATGCAGAAGAGGCAATCAGTATGATGTCTAACTGTAGCGCTGATTACATGAACAGCTTTGCAGATAAGTTCAAGACTACTGATGCTAAGGAGCGTAACGGTGTACACCGTGTAATTACTGGTATCATTGGCTCTTACTTTAAGGACTTGCCTGATGAGAAAGTTGCTGCGATCAAGGAAGACAGCCTTATTGATACAATTAAGTATTATATCGGGTATATCACGAACTTGTTCCGTGAGCCTTCTAATCAGTTGACTGATTTTAACATTGGACTTGCTCCAGAGTTTGTCTTTAAGACAAACAAGGAGATTGAGGAAGAGGTTAAGGCTGCCAAGGCTGAAAAGAAGGCTAAGACTGAGCAAAAAGCAAAGGACAAGGCTTCTAAGTCAAAGGATGACAAAAAGGCCAAGTCAGCAGCAAAAAAATAGTTCGATCGGTTAAAGCTAAATGCTCACAATTAGCTGATCGTGCTATGAAATTGCTTGATATTCAGTGGGCGGAAACTAAATAACTATCAAAGTATGAAAAATTTAGTTACATCTTTGTTGGGTTTAGCATTTGTAATTGTTGGATGTAATATTGCCAACATTATGGGCTATGACCCTCCAACGAATTTGCAGACAGTAGCAGCATCTACTGTACAGCAACCAATGGATCATCTTTTTGATCAAGTGAAAATTACTAATCCTGATACTGTGCATGATACTGTAAAGGTAGAAATACCAGTACCTTGTAATCATAAACAGCAGCCTGTAAAGACTGTTGTTAAAACAAAGATTGTAGAGAAGAAGGGCATCTCGTCTTTGCCACTTCTTTACATAGCTACACCTGTTGAGGGAGACGATGTAGCTTACACCTATGATGTGCACAAAATAGGTGAATAACCTCTTGGGTATGGTAGTAAACATAAGAACCTACCATACTTAACCAAGCTAAGTACATATAGCAGGTCTCATTAGCCTGTGTACGAAACATACTTGATCCGAGAATATGTCAACTCTATCTTGTAGAGCGAGATTACTCAAAAGGTAGGATGAAATGTATCAAACATTGAAACAGTTTGATATAATTAGGAGAAGCGATGTATCAACTCCTAGAATCACATAACTGGACTTATGAGAACCGTATTGGAGATAAGCTAGATGAGGTTATATGATTTAAAAACGCATAAGTCCCAAGAAGGGCATAATGAACCGTATCGGAATCATATGAAATGATACTAATCATATGCGAACGTTACACGAGATGAAACTATATAGAGGCCCAGTAGGTGAACAGAATTGCATACATGGTATGGTGCATGGTGCTGGAAGAACCGAGCTCCAAACCTATATAGTAGTATCAACAGCTGTAGGTAGTGTTTCTAGTGTCCAAAGCTAGTATAAAGGCCGAAAAAATACATCAATACTGTGGGAGTAATACCACACAGGGTAAACTGAACAAGTTTGCCGACTATACCAAAACCTTACTGTTCGATTCAGTACAACTCCGTTTAAGGGGTGCCAGGGATGGGGTAGAAGTGTCTGATTGTGACCGCCAGGCTTTGTTCGTTTATGCGGTATATAAAAGTAAAATGAACACAAGGGTAGGGGCAAACCCTTAATACCATTGATTTGGTATACGCGGGTGAAGATCGCGGAGAAAGTCTATTCCACTACATAATAATACTATAGTAAGCAATAGTTAAAAAGTAGTTCCCATATGAACTAAAAAGCATATGAGGTTATGATCGATGACTTCGTTACAGTCAAAGAAAATTGATGGTAGTTATACCTAAAACAACAAAATAGCAAAACAGGTTGAAGTCGATTCGAGATATGCACACCCAGTGCCATTTGACCTCCACTTTATCCAGAGATAAGTTGATCTAATAAATCACATACAACAAGGAACTATACTATACAATCTCTACAGAGTAGTAAACTGGTATATTGTATATGATGCAAATTGTAAAGTTTAAATACGTGAATTATGAAAAATCAATAAATCCAAATTTAACATGTCTAACAAAATTGATGTCCTCCGTATGGGAACTATACTTCTGTTGTAATGAAGACCCCTCACGGAAAGTTCGAGTGCCAACCGATATGCCAACCATGCTAAAGTATATTGCGCAACAATATGCGTAAACAGAAAGGTTCGAAGCAATACAGGAAATTGATGGGCAGCTTATATTCAACGTTGTAAAACAACCGATGTATGTTATATGTATATACTGTCTATATATATGTATATCACGTTATAAGTGGGTGACAAGATGAAATGTATGGGTTGAATTCCCAATATTCGTGCACTATAAATAGGAGGTAGTAATACCGGTACAGAAAAATTACAAACATCAGCAAAGATGCAAAAAGCCGTAAAGTCCGTGATGGGTTTGGTCCTGAGACATTCCGATAACCAACCACTGAGTACATGCCATAAGCCGAGTACTGCAGAGAGGAGACCTAGCTGACAGTCGCTTATAAGTCAGCAGTAGAGATCATCTGCTTCAATAACAATCATGTAGTTTTATTTAGTCGACAAGGGAAATACGACCGAAAGCACTACATTTTTTCGTGGGTTATTAAACTCCTAATTTCTACGAGTGTTAGTTGCTTAGCAAAATTTCACCAACGAGATTAGGTGATTCAAGATTAGAAAATATTGAAAATATATATAGTAGATATAGCGATTGATTTCGCATCAAAGGCATTCAAAGCTTTAGACGATGGGCCTGGATAACCAATAAATGTTAAACCAGTAAATGTTAATTACGTCATACGTACGTAATTCCTGTTACAGGCTTACCATCTTTTGTTATGGTAAGAAGAGTGTAACTAAGTCTGTATTAAAGCGTCTACAATAGTAGAACCGTTGATAAGTATCGAACAATAAAATGGACACGAAGAGCCTAAGAGCCAGTGTTTATTCAATAAACAAAGGCAAAGGTGTAGCCAAAATATACCACAGTAAACAATCATATCGTTAGTTAATCAATAACGATATCAAAAAGGATATGATTTATGGAAACAACAAAAATCGACATTAACGTGAAAGACGTAATTTCAAACAATCGTACTCCATTGAGTATGTTCGCAGGAAGTGTTTATGCGCAAGATTTGTTCAAGCCACAGACACGAGTTTATGATCCAGATTATCAGCAGAAGATCGACGAAGTTCGCAACTCTGGTAACAAAGATTTGATTCTGAATCGCTCTCCTCGACGTTTCTCAATTTATGGTGTTACTATTTCAAAGATTGAGATGGGCAAAAACATCAATGACGAGGTAGTTATTATCCTCAACAAGGGTCTCGATGAAGAGATCGAGATACCTTACACTTGTGACAAGGAGTTTGGCAAGACTAATGATGATATCATTAAGGACGCCCTCAAGAATCCTGATAAGAGTATCGTGTTCAGCGAACCTAAGAAGCTGGCTGCGTCAATCAACAGGTTGAATCTTGGTGAGATGCAGCGTATTGATAATCTTATCAAGATGTTGCAGACTGCAAAGAAACAGTGTGAGTCGGCAATTTCCGACGTAAACGAGAAGGTTAACATTTACTTTTCGCAAAAATCAAAGTCAGCCCAGAAGGCTAATGGCGATGTTTCTGCAGAAGTAAATGTTAATGTAAACATTCCGCAGTAAGCTTATGGAAGCTCTCTTAACTCCTAAGAGTAAGGGACTAATAAGTATATTGCTCTTGGATAAAGAAATAAAGGCAAATGTGTTCGAGAAAATCGATCATATAGATAAGTACAAGATGTATACCATCATGGATAATGGAGACGTTGTTCTTGGTGAAACAAAATATGCATTTTGGAACAAACTTATCGGTTGCCAGCGCACTATACCATTCGAGAGCTTTGCTCTCAAGGTATGGGACGCACTAGTGCATCTTTCCGAAGGGCTTAACCAAAAAGCCATTATGGAAGGATTATCACGAGAAATCGTGATGAAAGCCGTTAAAGATAAAGACTTTAATTGGGTAGTAGAACGACTAGACAATGTAGCGAGAATGGTTGCTCAAAAGTCAAGTATTGCAGATGGTGTTGGAGTGTCAACTGCGGGGGACGGGGCGTTCGGGCCTAAGCTCAACCCATGTAATCAGACTGAAAAGAGTGTCATTGTCAACGTTAATGGTCGTAAACAAGTTTGTCGCTTTAGAGACAGTTTAGGTGATCCGATGATCGATGTAGAGGTAGGAATAGTAGGAGTTAAACGAGTATATCCAGATTAAGACATTCTCGAGGGAATGGTATGTGGGTCCGTGCTGCGGCAAAGCATACACTGAAATGAAACATACAAATTTGATAAATACTAAAATATTTCTATTAGATTAGAAGATTATTATTGAAGATAATCCTAAAACGTTCCGTGCTGCGGAATAGGTAGTAAGTCCTCGCTGGGGTCAAGCTACCAAGGATTATCTTTATCCTTTATTACATTTGTAAGTAATATTGGAACTAGGTAAATGGCTGAGATTCAAGTAGTATTGTTTAATTTAAATCAAGACTATATGAATAAGAAATCAATAAAGTTAAACTCAGCAAATATTATTTCAATCCGAAAGAACCTTGATGTAACAATCAATAAGTACTGGAAGATTATTCGAGCAGAGAACCTTATGTCAAAGAAGGCTGTTGCAGCAAAACAGGGTTCTGGCTTAGATCTCAAGAGTTTGTATAACCAGATTATGCAGATGACTGAGAAGCGTATCATGATTAAGGGTATTTTGGTAGCTCTTAACCATGGTATAACAACATTCTCTTATGAGGATTTTAAGAAGACTAATAACTATAGTATCTTTGCAGCTTGTGAGGCAAAGGAGGCTATAGCTCAGTTGAAGATGGTGAAAACACTTGATCCATCAACAAAGGCAAAGAAGGGTCTTAAGGCAATGCCTAAACGAGAAGTATTTTCTTCTGCTAAGATTGCACAGCTTATTCATGAGCATCAGCTTCTTGCAAATAAGTTCAATTCAAATCTTGAGAAGTTCAACAATGATACATCAGTAGAGATTACTGGCATTATTGCTGATAAGTTTGAGAAAGATTTAGCAGTATAAAATATAGGAAGTTCGGACGACGGGTCGCCAATATGGAATCAGATCGAGGCTGATACGAACTACAATAAGGATCCCTTGCCTTATAAAACATTATTATTAACATTATAATTATCAAAATTATGTCAAAGAAAAATAAGAAGAACCTCAAGAAGGTTCATGCCAAGATAGATAATACACCGGTTAAGACCGAGGGTGCTAAGAAGGAAGAGTCTGTAGCTCCTGCAAAAAACGCAGAAATTGCCGCAGCAAAAGACTACGTTAAAGCTAAGAAGAAGGCTGAAAAGAAAGCTCGCGAAGAGGCTAAATATGCCGCTTCTAAGGCTCGAATAGAGGCTCGTAAGGCACGCAAAAAGGAGCGTGCTGATAAGTTGGCTGATATCCAGAAAGCAAAGGCTTCTGAGCCTGCTAAAATCACTCTTGAAGAACGCAAAGCGCTCCAGGAGAATCGTCGTAAGGTAGCTTACAGCCGTCATATCTCCTCGATTCGCCGTCGTTGTAAGAGAATGAAGCTTTCTGATGAGCAAACTAACGTTATCATTGAAAACGCCAAAGCTCAGTGGGATGCGGCAAAGCAATACGATATTGTAATCGTATATGATTCTTCTCCTAAGAAGAAGACTGAACTTGAGAAGCTTGTAAAAGACGCTGGTATTACATCTGCATGTATTACTGGTAGTACGGCATTTCTTAAGAATGTCCCTAAGGATGTTGTAGACAAGATTCGTGAGCTTCTTACAGGAGACACAATCTATCAGTATCGTACAGATAAAGAGGATTTGTTTAAGGATTGTGAAAAGAAGCATACTTCTAAGAAGCTTTCTGGAAACAAAATTCCTCATTCTATACCGTGTTCTAAGAGTCGAAACATCAACTTCTATAACCTTCGCCGCTTAAAGAAAGCAGCTAAGGAGGCGCTTGGAAAGAATACACATACTTTCAAGCCTGGTTCAAAGGCTGAAAAACGTAAGCTTCGCCGTAAGCTCAAAGTTAAGGCTAAGGCTGTAAACAAGAAGCCTACACAGGTAAAAGAAGTTAAACAAAAGTCAACTAAGCAAGCAGCTTAATTATAGGAGGCAACGTTATGAAGAGAAATAATAAGCGCAAGAATCAATCCCGCGCTTTCTGCGAAATGCGTTACAAGTTTAACAAAGCTCGTAGAATGAAGGCATTAGAAGCAATTCAAGAAAATATGAATTTCGTGGATTGTTATGATACAAATGGTAATTATCTTAGCATAGCAAACGAAGCCATTTCTACAAACGGAAATGGTATTATACCAGATAAAGGTTTTATTAAAGCGTATCAAACGCGTAAGTATGAATGGTTGGAAGAATTTAACAAGCATCATGGCACAACTAGTGAATTTTGTAAAGAACATGGTATTAAGGGCTTTAAACGTAAGAGACCTTGGTACGTATTGCTCAAGCGTGATTCAGTTGCAATTGAATCTAGCAAAAAGGTTAAGAAGCTTAACCATACAGAACTCATGGAAGGCTATGTTCAGCACAAATTGCAAAAATGGGAGCAGAAGCACCCATGTCCAGTCAAAAAAGACGACCTGTTCTATTCGCAGCAGTATCCGATCTGGGAGCAGGAAAAGCAAAGTGCAGAAGAAAGACTTAGAGATCTAGTCATCAATAAGTATACAAACAAATTGTTGCTAGTAGGAAGATTTGAAGCCTCCGAAAGCAAGTACGAAGAACATAAAGTAGCCGAAATCACAGACAAATTCGGTGAAACTGTTAAATATGGCGGAGTAAACAAGCTGCCAAAAAAGAGCAAAGTTATGAGAAAAGCTCAACATCTGACAAACATAACGAAGAAAACAAATCCTAAGTGTGTTTGTACAAACTTAAAAGATCATAAGAAACGGCATGGCCGTATCCTGTTGCCAAAAATGGCAGCAGCCGCATAAACAAAGTTTTGAATGATTATTAGCCTCGGCACCAGGGGCTAGCCTAGTGTGCTCCGAAAGGATATGACTGCGAGGTGCAAACCCTCACTAGGCACTACTATGATAATAAAAGAAAGACCTGTAGCATTATATGATATAGAGGTTTTTCCAAACTGTTTTCATTGCACTGTATCAGATTCAGAGAGTCATAAAAAATATAAATTCGAGATATCAAACCGAAAAAATCAGTTAGAAGAACTAATTGACTTCTTTTATTTCAAGAGAATAGAACACATAATGTGTGGTTATAACAATCATCATTATGATGATATTATTATCAACTACATGATATTCTTTAGAAATACTATGAAGCGGTTTGATTATCTTAAAATTTGTAACTCTTTGTATTATCTGAGTAAGGCAATTATAGAATCAGAGAAAACGGAAAACATTGATAAGATTAAACCATATAAGTATGCAAATTACTTTTATTCTTTTGATCTTATGACTATGTTATATTCTGCTGCAAAACAGAAAAGCTTGAAAGAAGTTGAAATTCTATTAGGAATGGATAACGTTCAAGAATTTGAAGCAGGATTTGATCAGCGTCTATTAGATTCAGAAATAGACGATATGATAAAATACAACGAAACCGACGTAAATGCTACAGAGTTATTACTAAATACTGTAAAAGACGAAGTAGATTTACGATTAGAAGTAGAAAAAGAATGGGGGTTTGATGCTTTATCTATGAGCAATATACGAATAGGAGAAGAGATTCTATTACGTCAGTCTAATCTAAAAGGAGTAGCTTTGGAAGAAGCAAAATCAAAGATAAGGCGTGTTGCAAAGATAGAAAACAAAGATATCATCCTCCCATTTATACAATATTCTAACCCAAAGTTGAAAGAGGTCTTGTTGGATGTAAAAAACGCTACATGCTACCCATGTAAGTCTGACAAGAAACAAAAAAACTACGAGAAGAAGTTTGTTCTCTCGAACACTTGCTATTCTATAGGCGAAGGTGGGATACATACCATAAATGAGCCAAGAATCTTCAAGCCTACAGCTGACCAATATATTGGGCACTCCGACGTTACGTCTATGTACCCATCATTAGCAATCATATACAAGTGGTTGCCAGTTCACTTAGGGAAAGACTTTTGGAATGTATACGAATCTCTATACAAAGAGAGGGTTATTGCCAAACGTAATCACGATGAATTGAAAGCTAAGGCGTTTAAATTTGCTTTAAATTCACCAATTGGAAAGATGCAAAACGAAAGTAGTTGGGCTTACGATCCATTAAATGCCTACAAGATACGTATGAATGGACAACTCATACTTCTAATGTTAGTGGATCGTCTTCTGTCTATTAATTGTAAGATTGTACAAGTTAATACAGATGGTGTCGTATATATAGCAGACAAGGCAAATCGTGAATTAATAAATCAGTTTATTCACGAAGTTGAAAATATAACCAAGCTACACTTCGATTCCGACGATTACGAGTCGTTTTATCAGTACGACGTGAATAATTACTTTGGAATTCGCAAAGGATACTCACAATCTGGAGATCCATCACTGATAGAAAAGAAAGGCAAGTTTATCACAGAAATTGGATTAAACAACAGCATGACACCAGTTGTTATATCTAAAGCTGTGATAAACTATTTTTTAACTAAAGAACCGATAGACAAATTTGTTAAGGAGGATAAGAATATCCGTGACTTCCTAATGTCTCAAAGCGTAAACAGGGAGTTTAAAATTGAATATGGAAACAAACCAATTCAAAGGATTAACAGATATTACGCGTCAAATAGTGGATATTATCTTATGAGGGTAAAAGACAAAATGTATGAAACCAAAAAGGAAAGCATATTGTCTGATGTAGGAGTAATCCTATTAAACCATATAGATAGTACCCCAATAGAGAAAAGAAAGATAAACTACCAATATTATATTGGGAAAGCAAAAACTATTGTGTCAGAGTTTATCAATCGACAACTCACAATATTTGATAACTAAGAGCCTAAGAGCCATGATTATTGAACTAAACACAAAACTCCTGGATATACCAGGATTAAATTCAAATCAATTAATATTCCTAAGTTTGGTATTGGATAAGAATCAAAAAACTTATAATCAAGACGTCCGCAAAATTGTCAGCCTAATTAGCGACGAAGAAATATCAAACTTAGTTTCTCAGGGACTTATTACCTCGATCGAGAGAGGTAAGTCAATTACATATCATGCAACAGATGCGCTTAAGGATATAGTCCGCCCTAAACAGGACTATTTCGATCTGTTTTATGAGATGTACCCAATATATGTTTTACGACCAGATGGTACAAAAAACTATCTGAGGGCAAACGTTAACAAATGTAGACATTTATTCAATGTTTATGTAGGTCAAAGTGAAGCAATGGCTCAACATCTAATTCAATGTCTTGACTTCGAAATGAAGAAAAAGACTAACGAAGGAAAACTAAGTTATATGAAGACGATGTGGAGATGGCTAGTTGACCATCAATGGGAAGAATCTGAGGAAGAAATGCAAGATAACTCTAAAATTGAAGAATCGACTTATGGAACAGAACTTATCTAATTTTATACGGCCAATGTCAGTTGTAGCTCAAGAAGCTATCAACTATATCGCTGGTCGTAAGGAACACTCTATAGTGTCTCTTAAGACTAGATGGGCAAAGTTTAATAAGCAGTGTATGGGAGGTATTGAACCTAATACTGTTTATACCATAGCTGGTATTTCGGGTAGTGGAAAATCGAGTTTTGCCAACGAAATTTCTACTGATATTATTGATTTGAATCAAGGAGAAGAAATAATTATTCTAATTTTCTCATTAGAGATGGTTGGATTTAGGCAAGTTGGAAGGACGCTTTCTAGTAAGCTTAGGAAAACGACTTCAACTTTGTATAGTTCGGAAACGGACCTGGACGACGAAACCTTCAGAAAAGTCGTAACAGTATCTAATCAACTAAAGGAGTATCCTATATGGTTTGTAGATAATCCTACTACTCCCAAGGAAGCGGAAGACATTATTAGATATTTCTATAATTCATATGTAAAAGGAACTAATAAACACTTTATAATAATGTATGATCATGCTCTGTTAACAAAGCCAATAGGTAGCGTTATAGAGACCATGCAAGAGCTCGAAAGAGTCTTCATAAGTGCGAAAAAGTATCCTATGACGTCAATTATACAATTGGCACAAATGAATAGAAATATTGAATCTCCTGAAAGAATAAACAATTTTTTGTCACATTATCCTATGAGAAGTGACATTTCATCTGCTGATGCTTTATTTCAAGCTAGTGATTATGTTATAGTTATTCATCGACCTGAAATTCTTGGAATACAAGAATACGGTCCAAGTCATTTGCCTACTCAGAACAAGGTGTATTTACACATCTTAAAGAACCGAGACGCAGGAAAACCCTGCATACTTGAATTTGAGAATGACTTAGCATATAACAACTTGATAGAAAGATAAGCTATTAAAATTTTAGGCTGATTATGAATACATATACATTTACTGCACACAATAATAATTCTATTTTCAATGGTACAAACTATTCTAAGATTCTTGACAATATTATTCTTGATACTGTAATTAAGAATAACTCATATTTGTTTACTGATTCAAAGAAGAAGGCAAACGATGATTTGATCGATGCCATGTTTGACGACATTAGCAGTACATATACGTTTACCAAGCCTCTGAAGGATGACAATAAGTTCATTAAGGCTTGTAATTTCCTTGCTAATTATGGCAAGAATAAGAGTACTTTTACTATTCCGTACAAACTGAATAAGTTGTATCGTCTTGCAGATGGTACACCGATTATCTTCTACGATAATGAGATTCAGATTGGTACTGATATTTATGAGTACTATATGTTTAGTGACAGTGACTTTATTTCTAGCTTGAAGCCAGAGACAAAGAAGATTATCATTAACATTAACATTAAGCTTTAAAAATAAACTTTAAAGAACCAAAGAGTCATGAGTTTAACATTACCTACAAGTAAAATTCCTGCAGTTTCTGAAAATCCTAAGTATCTAATCTTATACGGTCTTCCAAAGGCTGGTAAGACATCTTGTCTTGCTCAGCTGGATAATAATCTTATCATAGACCTTGAGGGAGGCTCTACTTTCATTGACGCGATGGCCATCCAGTGTCGTACAATCAATGATCTAGGAGAAGCTGCAAGTGCCATTAGAGCCAAGAATAAAGAAGTAGGACATAATTTCTATAAACATATCACAATTGATAATGCTACACGTCTTGAGGATATATGTATGAGTTATGCTTGTACACTCTATCGCCAAACACCACTAGGTAAGAAATGGAGTGGCACTGATGTCACAACACTTCCAAATGGTGCAGGATATAAATATCTTAGAGACGCAGTAAAGAAAGTTATTGATATGTTCCGTGATTTGTGTGACGAGTTTATTCTTGTTGGGCATGTTAAAGACACCACTATCGAAAAGGATGGTGTTGAAATATCAGCTAAAGAGCTTGACTTAGTTGGAAAGCTAAGTAAAATAGTCTGTGGCCTTGCAGATGCAGTAGGTTATGTCTACCGCAAAGGAAATGAGACTCATATCTCATTCAAGGGAGGTACTGCAGATACTATTATGGAAGCTCGTGCTAAGCACATAGCAGGTAAAGACATAGTAATTGCAGAAGGCAATGAAAACGGAACAATTACAACACATTGGGATAAAATATATAAGTAAAGCAATATATAAGTTTATTAGAGCTACAGCATATTACGCAGAAGCAAAGATGGATTTATTAGCATTACGAATATTAAATTAAGAACCTAAGAGTCAAGAAATTATGTATAATACAAAGACAGCAACAACAAACAACGAAGAATTTAGTAGCAATTATATGCCAGTAGGTATTAACTCTGGTGTAGTTCTGAAAGAGGTAAACTGTAACAAGACTCCACAAGGACGTGATTTCTTAGAGATCGTGTTCGAGAACGAGAACGGACAAACTGCTACTATGACAGAATGGAAAAACGAGAAGAATCAGTGGATTAAGACAGATGAAGACTTGCAAAAGCGTGACAACACTCAGTTTGGTCGTATTTGCCAAGTCATTGATTGTTACTATCCTAGTCGTCCAGATGCAGAGCTTTCTACGTTTGCAGAAATGATTAATTGGGTTAAGTCTATGCTTGATCCAATGATCGCTACAAAGAAGAAGCTTCGCTTGAAGGTTAATTATGACAAGAAGGGATATACTCGTGTAAGCCAGTTAGGTATCTTTGTTGAAGATGAAGCTATTAAAGATTCGCAGATTAAGCTCTTTAAGAACGATCTTATGGAGAAGCCAGTCGTAGCCGATAAGGAAAACGACGATCCGCTTAACGTACCACCAACCGTTACTCCGGAAACTGCGAATGAAAATTCTGGTGCGTCAGGTCTTCCATTTTAAGGAATTTACGCCTGAAGAAATAGAAATACTACTTGACTGTATAAAATCCGGTAGGTGGTTTTTATACTGCCTACATAGCAGGAGTGTCAAACTATACAACAAGTGGTTATACCCAGGGAGATAATACTGCCATGAAAGGGTATTGGTGGAGCTAGGTAATTCAGTTACCCTTTGGAGGTGAAATGCCTCCAATAAGGCTGGTCAGGATGTCGAGAGACATAAGACAAAGGGAATTTAAAATATATGTGAAAACATTTAGTTGTAATCATATATGCCGTTAAATAGACGTATTGTCCTAACCCTTAAGAGGTTCGATTCCTCTTACAGCCACTGTGGTTTTGTAGCAAATATTTTGCGAAAACTAGAGCTAAGAACAATCTGTGATAGACAAGCTTAGCTCTCTTGGATTTTTATTCTCATATTGAATGCGTTCCCTGCAAAAGTGGGGGTTTGAATAACCTAAAGTCCGAGCTTAGCATCTCCGTAAACTGCTATACGTCCGTCAACGTAGACCTGAGCATGTCATTAAACTGCTCGTTTTTTATATTTGGGGTATGTATGTGCGCACTGAGAATGGTGACCTTCTTACGGACAAGAGGGCAATACGGGTTCGATTCCCGTATACTCCACAATTTTTATACGGGTGGTAATATTCTAGATAGTCGGCTACATGCCTTAGGCACGGGAATGGCGGGTTCGACTCCCGCACCATCCACTAACTTATAAGTTATGTATAGTACTAGAACAGCAATAACGATGTCTCTAAGAGATATCTTAGATAAGTTGACTGATTTAGACATCTATACGTATTGTATTGGACAATTTAAGGTTGGAAAGCTTATAAATAGTCCATTAAGATCTGGAGACAACAATCCTTCATTTGGAATATTCCAATCCAGAAACGGAGGTTTATTGTGGAAAGATCTAGGAACTGGTAGCTGTGGGAACGCTATTAAGTTCTTAAAAGAATTCAAAGGTATAAATACAAGAGAAGAACTTGAACGAGAATTACTCCGTATTGTACGCAGAATAAATCCTAATTTAACAACTAGGACAAATACGTATAATAAACCCAAAACTGAAACTGATATCGGGATAGTTCGACAACCGTTTACTGATGTAGATAAACAATATTGGAAACAATTTGGAATACATATAGATACATTAAAAAAGTTCAATGTATTCAGCATTAAATACTTTCTTTGCAATAGTGTCGTTAGAAGTACCTACAAAGAAACTAGTCCTATGTATGCATATAAAGTGTATGATAAATTTAAAATCTATCGTCCACTCGCTTCCAAGTTTACTAAATGGCGTACCAATCTAACAAATCGGCACGTACAGGGATTAGCAGAATTGCCTAAGGAAGGTGGCGAAATACTCATAATAACAAAATCATTGAAAGATGTTATGTGTTGTTATGAGATGGGATTTAATGCTATAGCTGCATCAAGTGAAACTACGTTTATACCTGAAGATATTCTTAAATCATTGCGTTCAAAGTGGAAACACATCTTAATCTTGTATGATAGAGATGCTACAGGAATGCATAAAGCTAGAGAATATAGCAAACAATACAAGCTAGATGCCTTTTTCATCAACAAAAAGTTTAAAGCAAAAGACCTGTCTGATGCAGTTAAAGCCAATGGTTTTAATATAGTTAAAGACTGGTTAGTAAATACGCTAAGAAAATATGATTGAAATAGTAACATTATGCTTGATGAGCGCAATAGTTGGCTCAATAACATCTCCATTAATACATAAGTATCTTACAAAGAAGCTTTCTAAACGAATCTCTTTGGCAAAAGGTAGTTATTTACGTATCTATCTTCCAAATGGTCTAAAAATGACTATATGGGATAGTACACAGTATAATGGTGATATATGTGCGTGTGTTCATCAGAATGACGAAACAAAAGTCGCTGATGGAGAAATTGTTTATTTTAGCGGAACTTACGTATCGAAAATACGAGGAAAAGGGTTCTGCTATGATAGATAAATCTAAAGGTAGGGTTAGGAATGCGACCAAGGTCGATAAGTATGGTCTCCATTTTAGGAGTAAGCTCGAATGCTATACTTATGAAGCTTTTATGAAGGCTGGAATACCAGTTAAATATGAGCCAAAGCATTTCACCTTATTACCAAAATTCGAGTTCCTTGGAGAAAAAATAAGACCAATTACATATTTACCAGACTTCGTAGGGAAGGGGTTTGTTGTAGAATGTAAGGGTCTTATGGGTGACTCCTTCCCTCTTCGATGGAAATTGTTTAAGCATTATCTTAAACGTCATAGGAGCAAGATGAAATGTTATCTCGTCCGTAATCATAAACAAGTAGACGAGATGATAGAAGAAATTAAATCCAATAAGAACTAAAGAGTCATGGAAAAGAAATTTTTGAAAGTAGGTAAAAGTGTAAGTTTTAAGTTTAATACAGATGGACTTGAGTGTGATTTGACCCCAGGAATGGTTTACAATATTAAAGTAGATCGTTTTACGGAAACTATATCATTAGAAGAGTCTGGTAGTTTATCTTTACCTTCTAAGGTATATTGTACAGCAAGAGATGAACGTTTTATTGATAAAGTTATCAATAGTTATAACTTGTCAGAAAATGGTTTTACTGGTGTAATGCTTGCAGGACTCAAAGGTTCTGGAAAAACCGTTATGGCAAAGTGTATAGCTAACAAGAGTGGCCTCCCAATTGTGAATGTAGATAAAAACATACGACCATATGTACTTAAATGTCTTGTGGAAAAGCTTGGTGATACAAGTGTATGTTTTTTGTTCGATGAGCTTGATAAGCTTCTTGAGGACTATGATGATTCAGTATTGTTGCAGGTATTAGATGGTTCTGATACAAAAGGTAAGCATATGATTTTGTTTACTTGTAATGATACTAATGATATATCAGAGTATCTTATAGATCGCTGCTCCCGTATTCGTTATTGGAGAGAATTCGAAGAGATGTCTCCATCACTTATAATGGAGGTATTGAACGATAAACTCAACGACAAGAAAGAGGTTAAATCCTTAACAGATTTCATTAAGGACAACTTTGAAGTATGTAGTTTTGATAATATAGCATCATTTGTAAAGGAAGCTAATGATTATCCTACTACAACATTCGAAGAGTTGTTTGAGGATATGAACCTTTCTTCAAAAGGTACTATAAAGCCTCATTCTCGTTCTTGTAAAACTAGCGACCTAAAGAGCAAGAAGAAGAAAGACGTTTGTTGGGATTGTTGTGATTGTTGTTGTGCAGGATGATAATGATTACACCAGAGTACAAAATACCAGAATACGACATTCCATACTACAAAGATAATACACGCATTAGTAATAGTGCGATAGGCTGGTTCTTGAATAAAGGACCGGCCTACCTTCGTAGAATGCTAGATGGCAAAGAGAAAGGCTTAGATTTGCCACAGTTACGTAAAGGAACTATGATACATGAATTCCTACTTCAGCCAGATAAATTCTGGGATGATTACGTTCTGTTCGATGGCGAAAAGCCTAAAAGTGCACAAGCACAAAAGTTCTGCGAAAACTTAATAAATACCGTTGAAATAGAGCCAAATAAACAGCTTTCAGAGGCTTATCGTAAGTCTTATAGTATAGTTGGCAAGAGTGAAGATAAAATCCTCTCAGAAGCGCTTAAAATAAGCGTAGAGTATAAGGATTATATTGAAGCCTTAAAAACGAACAAGATACTTATATCTGAATACGATTTAAAGCAACTTGATACTATTAAGAATAATGTGCAAGCTCACAAATTAGCATGCGTATTGTTGCGAAAATCTGGAGAGTATGGCTTTACTCATATATATCATGAATTCCAAATAAATTGGGATTTTCATTTATCGTTTAAGTGCATTAAATGCAAATCTTTATTGGATAGTTGTACATTTGACTTTCAAAATAAAGTATGTACAATTATGGATATAAAAACTACAGCTAAATTATGGCACTTTGAAGACAGTATGAAAGAATTTGATTACTGTAGACAATTGTGCTTTTATAAGGATGCTGTATATTGGTATCTTGCAAATGTACTAGGAATAACTGATGAATTTGATAAATGGAGATTTGAATTTTATATTATTGCCATTGATACAACAGGTAGTAACGAAATAAGGGTCTTCAGATTGGATTCGTCTCAGGTTTGTTCTAGAAACGGCGTAATAAATGATGCAATGATAGAAATAGCATGGCACATGGATAAAAATCTATGGGAACATGGTTATGAGTATTATGCTGGAGATGGTAGTGAAACTTTAAACCTATGAGTAAACAATGCAAAGTATTAATTCCTTTGTTAGGAGAAAATATGATGCTTGAAGATATATCAGAAGATGTAGGATTCTATGATGCTTATACAAATAATATTGATAAGCCATACTTAGATTCCCACATCTTTCTTGTATATAGCAATTTGTGTCACACAGATGAACGATGGTATACAGATAGAAAAATAAAAGGTTTGTCAACATATTATGGATCAGACACCATATATATTAAAGACAAACCTTTTACTGTATATATACTAAAAGTAATTCCAAAAAAATATTTGGATATTATGGATGGTATTGTAAATCTTACAACAAAAGAACGTGACAGAATAAACAAATTCTGGTGTTGTACAGATAATTACATTAATCGTTTCATATGCGACAAATATAATAAAATAAGTTGCGAAGAGAGTAATCTTCCTCTTAACGATAATTACGTCACACTAGACGACGTATACTTTGAGAATGAAAAAAGCTCAGGCCTCTTAATTGAGACTTGAGCTTTTATTCTTTTGTTTTGTTTAAAACGTTACGACATCAATTATACGATTATTCGTCAAATCTGTCAGAAGGATCATAAGAAGAACCTCCGCCAAAAGATGGTTCATAATCTTCATTAAGCCAAGGATTTGAATTAGATTTAGATGATTTCTTATCTCCTCCGTTAAAAGCTTTATTTATTTTATACAGAGTTGAATTAGGTGCAACACTTTGACTATAAAATTTGTACTTACCTTTTAATCCGGATACAGTAAAGTTTTCGTAAAGATTACTTCCGGGTATTCCGAATAAAGGAGACAATTTAATAAGATCCTTCTCCAATTTTGTTCGACCAGCATAAGACGAATTCTTACCAAGAACATCTTCATAGTAAGAAGCATCATCTTCATCAGATATAGTAGTTAATCCCAAATATGCTAGCTATCCTACAATATTACCAAAATATGCGTATCTCTATAAATATGCATATACAGTAGTAGGAGATGTAAACAAGTCTAATACAGTATTTGGAACCCATGCTGTAGAAGACTCTGTTAACAATCCCTAATTTAATAAAGCTATTGCGTATGTTGCGTACTGTACAACATCATCATCGTCATCATCTAAGTCCTATATCATCTGCGCAGTGAATACAGACAATATACCCATAGCTGCAATAAAACCTATTTCTAAGGCAGACTTTAATAACATTTTCTTTTCGTTATAAGTTTTACTTCTTCTGCCTTTGCTATTTTTGATAGCATCAAAATCAAACGTAATGAGATGTTTTGCTAACTGAAGCGCATTATTTATTGTCTTTCGCAATGCTGTTATGGTAGCTCTTACTTGGCCTCTATCAACTGTAGCAGTGTTAAAGTTAAACTAACCATCGTATCTTTCGTAGTACTCTCTAGCTCTTTCAAACTCTTCCTAAGACATCTCGCCATTATTTCTTTTGTATTTTATAGCATTAAAAGAAGTAGGATTATATTTATCTGACTTGTATTCAGAAAAGTCGCTACCAGCTTTAAATCTATCAAATCCAAGAGTAGGCAAATATCCACGCATTACCGTTATCCATCTTGCAAATGGATTCGTATATGCTACAGAGTGTCTTCCGTTTTCAGGCATCATACCATTTGCTACTGCTGATCTTTCTTTTATAGTGTTAGACACTATATCTTCAAGACGTTTACTAACTTTATCTTTAAATTCATCACGAACTACAAAATTGCTATTCTCTTCAATATAGGCATCATGCAAAGTTATTTTTGCATTTTCATAGTTTTGAATACCAGCCTAATCACCAAATCCAGCTTTATAATATAAATCCATAGCTTCTTCTTGGTTTACAAATCTATCTTCCCATCCAGTAACTTTATACTCTGCATTATATAGGATTTTTGATTTGTCTACCTTTTCTACTATTGGGACATGTACTAGCCTAAAATGATGATACACTGAAGCACATATCATACCTGTAACCATAAAGTCAGTTACTGTATAACCGCCCATTAACAGATTGTCTCTAAGAAACTTTGTAGCCCAAGTATTTTGTGTATGACTAAATGATTCGTCTATACTCTTTGTACAACCATTATACTACATTGCTGCTGCTAGCCAACCATGAACGTTTGGTTTTCCAACACTTGCAGCAATAGTTCCTAAAGATCTAGCTATGTAGCTATGAGCGTAAGCCATATCTTTAGCTGTTATATACTTACCTGTAAGAGCTTCAATTCCAACCGTCTTACTAGCATCAAGGAATCCCTTCATAATAGTAAAGTAGTTGTGAGACAAAAGTGTTCTAGATGTATTCTTTCTAATCGTATCAGCAGATTTTATTAATCTCTGTGCAGATTTAGACATTTTTTTATTAGAGTTTTCGTTTAGTTTTGTACGTTTGTCATACATGTATGTATCTATCATTTCTCTAATAACTTTTGCTGTATCTGTAGTTGTACCATTGTTTACTGATTCATGAATCAGTTCCAAATCTGGAACCAACTATGATACAAGTCTAAAGTTTTCAGCCATCATCCAGTAAGACATTACTGATCCTATGACGTCTGTAGAAATATGTTCTGGATCATCAAGTGTCTTTACATATCTAATAGGAATAACACCAACTTTTGTTCCGTCTGGTCTCATAGCTAAATCGTCAGACATAGACATATCGAATTCTGTATCGGTTTCGTTTATCTAAGAAAACTGTCCAGCAGCATATCCTATTGACTTTGCTATACCAAGTGGTCCAAATCCTCTACCCCACATCATTTCTACAGAATTTCCATGTATTTGTGGCATTCTGTATGATTTGGCTGATACCTTGCCTGCTATTTTTTCATTAGAACCCCACATTAATTTCTTAATAATATAGTTATTTAAGAAATCCTTTTCTTCTTCTGTAAGCTTATTATACTGCTTGTTTTCGTACGAGAATGCCTTACCATTATATACGCCATTCTTTTTAGGCTGCATTGTTTCATTTGAGGTCTTATCATACTCTTCATCAGCCAACTCGGAAGTCTCATCTAATTCAGAATAAGCGTTGCCTGGAACTCTTTTTAACACCTTTATCTTTCTACCATTTGGCAATGTTAACTCATCCTCGCTATTTTCATCAACTTTTGGAACCATTCTAAAAAAGCAGCTTAATACTCTAGATTCTCCAGATTTTCTATCTGTGTACCACAGTAAATCAGTAATCTACTACTGACTCCAGCCTTCGTTTTTAAGCTTGTTTTCCCACCAATCGTACATAGTAGTTTCCGTTCCGCGAACCTTAACTTCATCCATTGCTGCTATATCATTAAAATCGCAAGATGGCTCTTCCTTTGACTTTTCTAACTTATCAAGATACTTTCTTTCTGCAGGAGTTAGCGTACCGCTCTCTTCTTTTGACTTTAATGTTTCATAATTATTTTCTATTATAAGCTTTCTTCTAGATATCTACTCATCAAGATACTGTATCTATTTTAAGTCTTCAATAGTCAAATTCTGTAAGTCTGGAGAAGCTAATGCGTCATTGACATCTTTAGCTGGTATGAGCAGCTTTCTTCTTCTTTCCTACAGTATAGCTAGTCTCTTATCCTGTTCACCAGAATGGCATTCGTTCAAAAGGTTCTAAAAGTCTTCCGTATACTACAATTTGCTGTTATAATATACGTAGCTTTTTATACGTTTTTGTATCTTTAACTTTTCTGACGAAGAGCTTGCGTTCTATAACTAATCTTGTAGCTTTTTTAATCCAGCATTGTATTTTTCTACATTCGGTTTATATTTTATCTTTCCATTAATATAATTGTACCATGCATGAATTTCTTCAGCCATACGTAAAGCGTCGCCTGTCTTAGGAACTATTTTAACTTCTCCGGAAGATACCTCTATTCTATCATAAAAATTAGATAACTACTATTTTTCTCTCTAAAGTCTTTCGAGTAAATCTCTATCAGATTTTCCTAATCTATAAGGCATAAAATATCCATCTTCGTCATACTGTTTAGATAGCAGGACATTTATTTGTCTTTGTATTGCACCCATTGTCCTCATTGTATCATCTGACAAAAATTCTCTCTTCTTTTTATAATATTCAGCCTTATATCTTCTATGTGCATGTTCTCCAACCCAGTCTTCAATACCGTTTAAGAAATCTCTTTTGGTTTTTGTATCAACGTTAGATAGGTCAACTCTACCTGTTTTTAAATCTGGGTTTAACCCAAACTTCTTTGCAAGATCGATAACGAATTGTTTTTTCTCTTTGTAATACTGACCATAGTTTATTGGTCTTATCCAATAACCGGTAGTTTTTCCATCAGAATCAGTTTCGCAAAATCTAGCCTAATAATTAGAAACAGAATGACCAGCTAACTTGTTCATTTTACTAACAAATTCATGACCAACAGTAAGTGCGTTTCTTCTTTTCTCGTTCTTAATTGATTGGATCATATTGTCAACAACTCTAATTAGTTGCGACTATGAGCTAGAAGCTATACCGATATACTTTTCGAATGCGTTTAATGATCCATTATCTATTTCATTGTACAACCAATGCATAACATTCTGGTAAAATACATCTTTATCTCCAATCGTTACATTGTCCTATACAAAATCATATAATCGCTTTCCAAGATATTCTTTTATCTAAGTATTCAGCTCTTCATGTATAGAATTTAAGTCTCTTTTTGCTTCTTGAAAAGCCTGCTATAAAGTACCGTCATTTTTAAATTCAGTTATACCACTATCGCCATACTTTCCTAAAGACTAGAATATTCCGTACTGTTTATTATTGAATATATATTCATAGTATCCGACAACGTTTGTAAGTGCATCAAATAACTATTTTGCTGTCATCTATTCTACACCTGCCCTATTGTCTGATAAATGTCTTCCAAGTACATTTAATTCTCGCCTAGCCTAGTCTAGAATCCATTCTACATTAGATGTTATTTTCTCTTGCTACTCATCTGTACTTCTGGTTACACGTTCTCCAAAGAATCCTAAATCAATATCTTCTTGATATTCTTTTATTTTAGCTCTAAGGGTCTGTATTTTTATAGTATCTTTCGCCTTTTGAGCACGCTCTGCAGAATATCTACGCTTAACGGCTGTTGATATAGTTTCGTATACCTTTAAGTCATTAGCATTTGGTATATCACCTTGCTAAAACATATCGCCATTATACTTATCATAGAAAGCCATTGACTTGTAGTCCTATTCAAGCTATTTATTCAAGTAAAAGTTAGCTGCTATAGAGTCAAGTATATCATTCTTCTTAGATTCGGTCATTTTGCCCAAAATAAGGCGATTTAAGAGATTTTTAAAGCTGTTCCAGAACTATTGTATTACAGACCGCTTTTGTGGCTCTGTAGAGAAGTTTTCAGCCATTGTACGTGATGTTATTTCCTCTACTAACCTCTCCTCAAGCTATCTAGAACTAAGTTTCTTATCATCAAATATAGATAAGGCTTTCTGTACTTCTTTACTCTACCAAAATGTTCTTACATAATAGTGAGCTAATTCGTGATTCATAGTTGTCGGATCAGCATTTATAAGAGAGATGTACAAAGTATGCTCTGCTTCTCTATACATTCCGCGTTTATCGCCAAGACTATTTACAAACTTAACAAGAATTTGCTTATCTGTATCTTTACTATCAGTAGAATATTCTATAGAACCATCATCTTTTGTTATCTATTTTAAACCATAATGCTAAGCTAAAACTTGTTGCCTTTTCTGCATTATTTGATTTACTCTACTATTTATAAAATTAGCTCTATTGATATTTTTTCTTTTAAAGAAATGTATCAAAGGCTCCCCAGGATTAATAGTAGTTTTCTAATCTTCTATTTGTAAAGAGTTCTGTATAGCTGCATCAATAGCTTCACCTTCATCCCAAGACAGAGATTCTTTCATCTGATCTAATTTTGATTCAATGCCAAAAGTAGAAATCATTATAGACTTCTATTGATCTTTATATTGATGTTTGTTGTAGAATTTTTCTACAAATTGAATCTCTGGCTCTCCATTTTCATCTGTATTTTCTACAGCCTAATTATACCAGTCTCCAAATTTTTCTGTAAACTACGGAGTGAATGTATAGGTTTTCATCCTTATAGCTTCATCTTCTCCGTATTTTTCTTTGAGCTAATCGAACAATTTAGAATGCTTACCTTCTTTAGTATCAGTAAGATTGTACCCATTATTCATACATAAAGCATAGTGGGCGGCTTTCTCACCGCCCAATATACCTAATAATTGTTTTAGCTCTTTCTAATATTTACTTCTTATTATACAAACCATAACTAATACATTTTATTAGCATCCTAATTCATCATCTAGCTATGCTAACGTTTTACCTTTAGTATCTTTTTTATTTAATTGAGAATCTTTAAAGTTAAACAAGTCCTCGAGCAATGATCCTCGTTCGTCATCTTCTCCATAGTTGTACATATTAGGAACGCTTGACTTCCATTCACGTTCACCCTGATCGTCAGATATTCTATAATACTCACTTTGTAAAGGAGGAAGTATCTTGCCGTTCTCTGTACCAACTAATACTCTATCAATATTTTCAACATCACTGACTCTTGATATAGTAGGTTTACCTTGCTCAATTTTAACCTTATTAATCTCTTGGTCAAAAGCAGTAGGCTCTATATCTTTCCATGATTTTTCTGCAGCATCTCTACTTTGTATACCAAATACATTGTCTACTGAGTTTGGTGTTCCGAATTCTGTAATGTTATATATTCCGTTTTTGTATCCTTTAGGATTTACTTTAACGTAAATTGGATAACGTATAGCTTCATATTCGCCATTACTATTCTGAATACGTTTCTCTCCAGTAGAATAATGCATATAGATAGTGTAATCGTGTTGAGATTGCCCTTTCTTCATGTTATTTCTAGACACCTTTATAAATCTAGGTGGATGCTGATAATCAATAGTTGATTTATATTTTCCATTTCTTACAGCTAAGCCGCATGCTATATTAGGAGCAGCATGATCAAATGGAGATAATATGCCAAACATATTAATGGCTTCTCCAGAGTTGTTCGTCAAAACCTTTTTCTAATAGCTTTCATACTTAGCATACATGCTAATCATATCTTCTGGCTTTGCATGAGGATTATATGTTATAGTATTTTGTCCAACTACTCCGATAAGCTAACTAGGGCGATACTCTTTTACAAAATCGTTATCGAACCAGTTATTTAAAATTATATCATCAACCATATTCTATATATAAACAGGAGATGGTATTCTTGTATTTAAGTCCTTAAGTTTAGTTCTTACGAAATCAACATATCCAGAACTAAGTCTCCAGCTATTTGGAACATACTTAAAGAACTTAGAGAAACCAGACATATCTCCAGATGAATAGAATGAATATATAACCAAATCTCTAGCAAACTTTCTTACAGTTTCATCTGTATCTTCAAGCAATCTTTCCCAAGCTTCGTATACGTAGTTAGAATTTTTACTATCATCATCCATTGAATTAAAGAATTTTACAAACTTTGGCTTTTCGTATGTACCCTCTCTTTCTCCAAATGTATTAAGTAATTCTATCTGGTTATATTCTATTTTATTAGGACCATCTTCAGTATTTAAAGTTGGAACAAGAACCTTCAAAAGCAGATTGTTTTTAAGGTAAGAATAATTTGGATAAGATTCAGCCTTAATCTAAAGATCAAGCAGTCTATCGTAAATTGTATTATCTCCAGAGAATAAGTCGTGAATATTTATTATATCTCCATCCTTATTGTTACCGTTACAGTAATTGTTAAAGAATTCTGATTTAATACAAGATGTTATCTATATCATAATCTTATTAAGAAGGTCAGCTGGAACTGCTCCATCTTTTCTATTTATAGCTTTAAGTATTTGAGGCAATATACCATCTTTCATTCTCTTACCTTCTTTGTTTCTGGTTCCAAACACAGCCATACAAGAAGAAAGAAGCTGTTGTCCAACTACGTCTCTATATAAATCTGTAGCATACTTTGTTTTCTATCCTATATATGAACCATCTTTTAACGCAGATAAACTCGTAGGCTCAAATTGCTAGTATGTCTATCCTCCAGGATTATAAGTATCATTATATCCCTTAAGATAAGCATCTTGCTCAGCTATATTTTTACCTTGTTTCTTTGTGTCTATCTTAGAATATTTAACAAGATTTGCCAAGGCGTCGCCAGGTTTCTCAAACCTCTTATTGGCTATAAATATCCATCTTGTAACATCTAATGGTGATAATTTTATTTCCTTACCATCTCTAGACATTACTGTGAACATCTTCTTAGTTGATGTTGGGTTTATGTATCCCTTTTTGTTAGGATTCTAATTTATAGACATTTCTCTAATTATAGAATTTCTAACTTTGTTCTTAACATCAACTAAATGCTCGTTACCTTCTGCATCAATATAACCTCGTACCCATTTACCATCTTTCTAGAACTCTCCTAAAATCTACCTAATTATATAATCTTGCTCTAAAGCTGTAGGAATATCATCAAAGCCTTTCTGAATTTCCTCCATTATACTAGGTATACAATTAGGATCGTTCTCTCCTTCTGGTTCTTCTGAGAAATACTTCTTAAGAACATCGTTTTCTGCATCTCTACGTCTCTACCAAGGTGTCTTGCTATCATCAGCCATATACGTACTAACAGAATCGTTGTACGCAAAAGCTAAATCCTTCATGATTCCCTGAGTAGTAAAATAGAACGTATCTTCTCCAAGACCTACTCTAAGAAGCAAGTTTACAAGATTATATGTATAAGGATTTACATTCAATCTAGTAATGTATGGATCCTTAGCAATATCAACATGAGCATTAATCATAGCAGATAGCCAAGACAATATATTCTGCTGATTTCTATCAAGGGTTCTACCAAGCCTATCAAGACCAAGGTCTTTCATAATAGTACCTACCTTTTGTGTAAATTTAACATCATAAAGCATTGTAAGAATCTGGCTGTTATTATTCAACGCAAATGGACCGATACCAGTTTTACCTGTTAAGAATGTATCTTTAGTCTCTACTTGATTTCTAGGAGTATAGAAATCGTAAGGCATTACAACTTGTTCCTTATCAAGATTTTGCTCTATGTCAGAAAGTACATTAAAACCTAAATATGATGCGCCTTTGGCTTTAACAAGAGATGTATCATTATCAATAGACCTATGAAGTATGTTACACGTTCTAGAGTCCTTATCGTCTTCGCTTTTCCAATCAAGTAACAACGACATGTATCCATCCATGAGCTTTGCCTACAAATCCTACTCAGATCCTTCTTCGAAATCAAAATTAACTTTTCTTTTGTTATGGTCATCCTTATCCTTATAATAATTGTAAGGTTTACAACTTAAGAAAAGTTTATCAATATCGAAGTCAGAACCGGTTATCTTTGTAAACTCTTCTGGAAGCACTACGGTATCTCTAACAACCGGTAATACATCAACACACCTTAAAGCGTGTATAGATGACTGAGCCTGTGTAGGAATACGGTAACCAATAATGTTAGCACTAGCTCCATCTTTGTGAACTTTATTGCCGTCTTTATCTGTATAATCAAAAGAAGAACCAATAACCTTGTTATCAATAAGCCATTTTCTAGCTTCGGTAAATGACATATTTCTAAACTTTTTAGTATCTTTGTCAAATACCTGGAGCCTACACTTTTTGCCAGCAGGTCTAAAGTACATAACCTCTTCGCCGTTTTTGTCCTCATAGTATTCAACAAAGTAATCTAATGACAACATACAGTCCATAGAACCTTCTTCATTAATCATCTAAAGACGATTACCATGATTGAGTGTACCATTGAATATACCAGGAACTTGATTGTCCAATAACTTCGTAGGAGTTCCTTCCATACCCCAAACTGATCTCTGAATAAATGGAGCACCAGGTGTAGCTATGTCTATAACTCGTTTATTAATACTAGATGTAAGAATACTCTCTATCCAGTTTGAGTTTGATGTAGCAGCCAAAGGTATTTCCATCTGTTCTGTACCCTTTATAGGATTACCTTCATCATCGTAGTTTGTGTATACTATATTAAGAGCTCCAACTGAGTTGTTATCAGCATCTCTATCAGTAAGCTATTTTCTCAAATATTTGGCAAATCTTTCCTCATTAAGCTTTATATTGCCATCTTCGTCTTTATCAAAGAATTCATTCTGAAGTGATTCGTATCCAAGTTTAGACAAATCATTTATCGCAGACATGATATCATTTCTTAACTATTCTCCAGTCTTAGTAGTAAATGATCCATCATTATTTTTGACCGTATACATTCTTCCTAATACAATATTGCTAAGAGCAATTTTAGTCATCTGAGTACCCATGTTCTAGAGATCTTTATCTCCTGGATCTGTGTTAAGCTGTTTTCTTAAGAATTGATACTTCTACTTATAGGTGTTAAACTTGATATTATCACTTGCGAAGTCTATTTTATTCTCAGTTTCCTTACCTCCAAGACTACCTTGGCTGCCAACTTTTACAGCTGAATTTATCATGAGCATATCTATGTTCTATGCTTTCATCTTCTGATAAATATCAGCCATTCTACCAGTAGCGATACAATCGAATATTGGGAAAAGAGCCATTTTGTTATAATAAGGCACAAGTCTTGTTATTGTCTAAGGTTTAGTTTTAGACTTAACATCTTGTCTTCTTAATCCAAAGGCTGTATACTTATAACATCCAATAACAGATGTGAATACCTTCTGGTAATTTTCTGCTATAGATAACATTTCTTTTGGTGTTAAATGCTCCTTTGTTGACGACTTAAGAATCTTGAACGCTCTCTCTATATCCTTACTCCATTTTCCATTCATACGAAGCAGATTCTCACACATGTTAGCAGTAATATATGCTCCACCATCGGCAACATCAATACCATTTTCGTAAGACTTAGTCTCTGCAGCAATTTTTGTTTCAACAATGTCTTTTACGTCTTCTGGTATATGTTGTTTAACTTCGTCTAATGTCATAGCGTCTATCTAATCTGGAGTAAACTGAACCTATCCATCTTGGGCGAGGTTTATAAGAGCAGACTTGTATTCTCCTTCGGTCATAAGCTCCTTGAGTTTGTTGTATTGAGGGGAACTTACTAACTCATTAGCTACTTCAGCACATGTATATTCACCATCTTTTGAATTAATGAAATCCAATACATTGTTATCACCAGTAGATATAAGACCACCAAATCGTTTGAACTCATCAACCTATCTATCTACGAGCGATGCGCCAGAAAACTACCATTTATAATAAGCTGGATTACCACTAAAGATTCTTTCTACCTCCTGTAAAGACATAATAGACTTAGCTGTGATATCGGCAGCAAGACACCAAATTGCATCGCTGTTACCAGTTATTGCGTTGTTTTGTCTTCCTGTCTTTATTGCGCTCTTGATATTACCAATGGTAATTGTATCTAGACCTTTGTTGATATACTGACCTAATTTATTTTGAGATACAAGATGAAGTTTCTTCATGTATTCTATCTCTTTCTAAGTCTGTCTCACGAGAAGTTCATTTATCATAGCTCTTTGCTGGTCTATAGAAATCTTTGACATATCAAAGAATGTCTCTTCGGCTATTTTAAGAGACTTCTCATATCCAGCCTCTTTATCTACAAAAGAAATAAAATTACCATCTTTATCATAAACGCCAGTAAGACTAGAGAAGTATTTGCCCTAATCTTTGTTGTCAAAGTTTGCTATAACTTCTTCTGGCTTCAAATCCATGTCTATAGCTTCTTTGATAGAATTATATTCACACATAGCATACTCTATAAACTGGTCAAGTACATTGTTAGGAAACGTTATGTTAACTTGCTCTTTACCATCTACCATTTTGGCAGATATTGTTGGAAGGTTCTTTTTTGCAGCACCTTCTTTATAATTAATACCAGGCAGTTTAATACCATCTAAGAATACCCATGTCTTCTTATCAGACATTGTAGGGAATACTATATAGCCCTTCTAAAGGATGGTCATTTTAGCAACATAATCTTCACGCTTTGTTATCTTAAAATAATCTCTACCTCTATCTTGTCCTTGATTAGTTTTAAAACCAATAAGTGTTCTAACGCTAATATTAGGATGATTTTTTTGAATCATCTATTTTGCGATAATGCTTCCAATTCCTACCTTCTGGTCTGGAGTAGATTCATCGCTTTCTATATAATTGTAAGAGTACTCAATAAGGTTTCTTACACTCTGATCCATTATGTACCCATCTTTTGACGATCCTTCATGATATTGCACACCATTAAGGTTATCGACCATATCAGAGATATAGGTGTTATCAGATATTTGGTAGTATTTATTGTTATTTATAGCTAATACTGATAATTCTTCTTGAGAATGTTCATAATTATATTTCCATCTAGATAATTCTTTTGTAAGAGTAACATTATCCCAAATTCTATCTATATACTATTGATTAATATTCAATATAACTTTTCCCGAGAGTGGTTTTATTAAGTTATCAAGTGTAGAATAAAAACTTTCAAATAATCCTGCTTTTTTCTTCTCTCCATCTTTGCTATCAATCCATTCTACAGAGCTTTCAAATAACTGCTTCATTGCATTAGCATCAGACTACCCATACTTCTATTCGAGCATGTAGTCTAATTCGCCTAGAGTAAAGTTTATACCAAGCTTTTGTAATTGGTTACAAAAGTCCTGTTTAATAGCGACAAAGTCTCCTTCATTACGACAATCTACGAGAAGATCTGTTGGATCATTAGAATCTTTTCTCCTCCATACATTCTTTATTGTAAATGGTCTATGATCAGGGTCTTCGAGATGTTCAAGTAAACCATAAACTTTAACAAGCTTACCATTTATCTTAACCTTTCCTCTTTCACCCATTGGCGCAGTAAAGAAATTCTTTATATCATATAACTCCCTGGCGTTATGTCCATCTTTCAAAACAGTTTCACCTTTATCATTCTTGTGCAGAATCGACATACCTCCACCGTTTGAGAACATTTGTGACCACTTTTGTTTATGATATATAGAAGAATAATCACTGTCAGAGCTCTGTATACTTAATGAATACTTTCCACTCTAAGGGTTTCTGTTAGCTTTACAGATCATAAATGTATTTTTATTTGACTTTATGATCATCTTTATCTAAGTAAGAAGAGCTTCTTTATCAGGGTCAGTTTTAGCTTGTTTAATAAGAACATCGAGTCTCTTTTTGAACTGTTTAAACATAGGGTTATCATTAGCTCTTGATGATACTTTTTCATACAAATCTTGTATTGTAGAAATATCATGAAGCTAATTCATTACTCTGTTAAAAGCAATTCCGGCGTCCATAAATTTAGGCATACCTAAACTATTCTTTTCTGCAACAAGAACTCTTTGGAAGGTTACATGATTATTTTCATCAACTTTAAACCTTGTATCCCATCTGAAATTACTAAATGTAGAGAAAAAGAATTTAACCCTCTACGACGCCTTACTAAATCTAGAGAATTCGTAAGACGCTTTAGTGTGCTCTCCGATATTACCATTATCTGCATCTGGATCATTTTCTACATCAACAACATTGTCTTCTTCTGCTATCTTTGTGGCATTTGTAGCTATAGATGATAGTTTTGCAGCAACATCATCCATTACAACATTGTTATATACGTCTTCTTGCAGCAATTCTTTCATTGCCAGGAGTCCAACTGCTTTTTGTTTGTATTTAGATTCTCCTAATTTGGATTCAAGCTGTTCTACTGTAACCTATGGTGCGGCTATTGTATTATACAATACCTATGCTCGTTTCTTTGTTTCCTCATCAGAAATAGCATCACCTGTTATATAGCCAAGGTAAACTCTTATATTCTGTATGTCAGATCCTCCCCAATCAAAATTCTGATTATTAAGAACTGCATATACAAGCGTATCTACCAGTTCGTCATACATCTGTTGGTTCAAAACATATTTGAATGATCTACCACCACGCTTAAACAAAGAACTCTATGCGTTTTTAAATTTAAATACGTTTTTAAACTCTTCCTTTCGTTTATTACTTGCTTTTATATATCTAAATATACCAGAGTTAGCTATCATATAAGCAGTATATAATTTCCATCCCATATTCATATTGCTTACTTGACGAATATAGTCTTTAATATTATTATACATTTTTATAAGATTGAAACTCCAATGCAATCTAGGCTTATTTAACATGAAAACTCTAAATCCTTCAGCCAATTCTTCGCCAACCTACTTGTCTGTAAATATCGTGTTAGAATGCCTTTCTCTAAATTCTTTATACAGTTTATCATGTAATCTTTTTGGAATTAATATCTCAGCGATTCTGTGGAATGCTTCGTGATATTCTGTACCTTCATCTGCAAATTTAGACAATATAATAGAGTCTGCGTAACATCTTCCAACTACTCCGACTCCACCTCTAAGCATAGCAACGAAATCATCTTCTCCTTTACTATTCTTTGCGAAGTCTACACGAACGCTTCCTAGCAATCTATGAATTTCTCTAGCAGCTCTTTCTGCATCGTATTCAAAATTTCTATGACTTTGAGTTCTGTTCCATGGAACCCATCCTACTTGTTCGTTGTCATTATTAAAGAAGTTGTCTAAACTGCCATCGTCCTCGCCTTCATCTGCAGGGTCTTCTATTTCCCTACTCTCATCAATAGGCGTTTCATCTTCAATTGATTCTTTTTCAATTTTTTCAACTTTTACTCCATCGAAACTTATTTTAGAAGACTCAAATCCATTAAAATCTGTAGTAAGTACATTATTCTTTATATACCAAGCTAGACCACCAAGACTCTGATTAGGCTGTTTAGGATTCTTAAAATCACTAGCTTCAAATTTTATAGAGTCGCCGAATTGTAAAACTTCATTAGGATTATTTTCAAAGAATTCCTTAAGATCATACAGCTCGTCATTTTCTGCGAGGTTTTGTTGAGAGAAGTTTGCTCTAGCTGCAATTTTATACTTTTGTATATCTTTATTAAATTTCACTATTTGTTCATCGTCTGAAAAGTCGTATGAGTAATAATGCTATTTTAATTGCTACAATCCTGTTTTTTGATCCTTTTCTTTTATAGATATCATAACCTTGGTAGGGTCGTCTTTGTCAATATATATAGACATAAGGTTTTTACCATGATTTGGTAAGTTTTCACCAAACGGGAAGAACAAACTAAGAATTTGACCATATGTCAAGCCAGTGTTTTTGTCGCCTTTGTAATAATATTGAGCAGGAGATATTTCTTCGTGAGTTATCTGACGTAGTATATCAGTAACAAGATCCGCATCATTCTATGATATTTGCTTTGTTCTCATTATGATAGGAACAGCATCTCTTTCTTCGAAGCCGCTCAATTCATCATATTGCGGTCTGTATAATACAACAAAATCTCCCTGATGTAACGCTTGGTTAATAGGATAAGATTGTATACTTCTCGTAAGATCACCCTGCGTATTAGGAGCAAATACCGTAAGTATAGAGCCTTCTGATGTAGAATTTTTCTTGACTATACCAATAACATTCTGCTTACCATCAAACTTTATCTTATATAAATCTGTCCCTAATGTTTTTGATAATTCTGTATCAAGAACATTCTTTTGCTGCTGAGATCTGAGCGTTTTTGTTTTACCGTTAGTTCTATTTACTCGCTCTGGAACAAGCCGCCATCCTTTCTGTAATCCATTCTAAAGCTAAGTAATCTGATCATACAATGTTTTTGCTAAACGTTTACCATCTATAGAATACGAAGAAACCCATACTCGCATATCCTTAAATGACTTTTTACCAGCCTTTCCATTATATTCTATATCAACAAATACGGTTTTCTTTTTTTCGCCAAGCTTATCGGTATATTCACCTATCTTATATGTAAATGTAGAGTTTGTCACGAAATCAGGTTCTGTAGAAAGTTTAACAAGATCCTCATCTTCATCTATCTATTTTTGATCAAGGTTGTTAAACGGATTCATCTTAGCCTTGCTGTATTTCTTTACAACGTTATGCTCATCTCCAGTAATTCCAAAATCATCCTCTATCTTCTGTACTTTCTGAAATACATTATTCAATTTTTCAGTATCTTCTGGAAGTATTGGCAAATCCCCTAACTATACAGCTATCTCATAAAGCTCAATCACGCGTTTAGAAAGTTCAGCTTGTTTATCTGGAGTCAAATCTTGAGGATCTCCATTAGAGTCATATGACACTATGTCTGATATAGCTTCCCATGTTCTATCAATATCAGCATATATCTTTTGCTTTACATCATGATCTTCTGGATGTGGATTATTTCTTCGTTCTTCTGCCTTTCTTTTCTATTCAGCTTTTGCTAATTCTTCAGCTTTTATAGCTTCATATATTTCGTATTCTCCAGCATCTTCCAGGATTTGCTTCATTCTATTTATAACGTCATTCATCTAAGATGTATGAGCCTATAATTTAATAAGCATCTCCTATGTATTATCAAACTCAGTAATAGCATCTGGAGCATCATTAAATATTCTCTCTAAGTCTCCTCTATAAGACTACGGCAAGTTGTCAATAGCATCTAATTCAGCAACAATCTTTTTGTACGTAGATAGCATTAAATTTCTAGCAGCATCATAAGCCTACTTAAATTTATCTATATTTATCTCTTTTGTAAATCTATTTTCTACATCATCGCTGAAGTCTATTTGTATAGATTTATTCTTCGGCTCATTAGTAACTTTATTTAAAACAAAGCTATCTCCGTCTTTCTTCCACTTAACGCTAAATGGCAGTAGCTCTACAGATTTTATATTAAACTCAAGAGAGTTATCCTACATCATAAGTTTATACATAGTCTGCTGCTCTGAATAAAAACCAATCCAGCTAGTTCTATATCCTGGACCAACTTTCTCAAGATCAGTTTTTCCGCCACTTTTGCGAGTAAACGATTTCTGAGACGTTTTAAAATCTATGATATGAATGCCGCCGTCTTGATCGACTGCTATCATATCAGTCTCTCCAGCGATATTAACACGTTTGCCAGTTTTTGAATCAAATCTAGATGTGTGCCAAATATATGGCTGAGTATACAAAGTCCATCCTAAAGAATTATAATATTCCTGTATTGATTTTAGCTAAGATATTATAGAGTTGAACGTATCACCGTTCATAAACTCTCTTATACTACTAACCTCTCCATCAAATATCTGTAAATTTGTACCATATGACAGCGGTTCTCCAGCAAAGAAAGATCTACACATGAAGTCAATAAGATTTCCCACATCACCAGGTGTGCCAATTCCCTTGTTAACCAATTCGTGAGCAATACCGAATTTTACTTCATCGTCAAAATAGTCTTTAAATTCACCCTGTTTTAGATAATCTATATAACCCTGTATATTCTTTGTCTCATCTACGCTATTAACATATTCTATAAGCTATTCTAGCGTAGTAATCTTGTTGAGATTTTCAATAAAATCTTGTATCTATTTATTCCTAGAAATAAGATTAGCGTTAGTATCAGACTCTCTGCTATCAAGTGTACTATGAACGCGCCTAGCAAGATGAAGCTTACCATCATCATCCATTATAAAGTAATGGGAACTTGTAGTCAAATTTCTCTTTACGTGTTTGTCACACCATACTTTATAGCTATTCAATCTACCGCCAACCTACTTACTTGCCTCAGACTATTCAAATTTTGGCTAAGGTTTAGGAGACTCTGGCTCTGGAGTCTATGGCTCTATAGCTTCTGGTTGAGGTTGACTTGCATCATCTTTAAGCTACTATTGGTTATTATCCGTATCATCTTTAGGCTACTGTTCTACATTATTCTCTTTGTCCTAAACTGGTGATGGTGTAGGCGTTTCTTCTGTAACAGGTGCAGCTGGCTCTTCTACATTATTGTTGTCTTGATTTTGCTTCTTGTCATTAATTCCGAGCTCTTCTTCAAGTCCAGCTCTTGCAGCAGCTAAAGCATCGATCTGTTCATTTCTTTCCGTCTCTTCTGCCTCTTCAGCTTCTTCTGTATCGTTTACTAACCTTCTCTAAAAGTCTAACTCAATTTCATCTTGGAGCTTTCTATCATCTTCTATTGATCTATCAACGTCTTCGATCTAATCTTTTCTAGACTCATAAAATTTATTAGTCTTATCTAAGATGTCTTTAAACTTTCCAAGACTATCATATTCAAACAAGTCTGGTGACTCTTGCTACTTTTGCCAGAAATGCTTCTTTCTTTTATTTTCTTCGTACTCCTATATTTGCTTTTTAAGAGTATCTTCATCTTTAAGATGCGATGTACCAAGAAGATTGTCCAACATTTTATCATAGTTTACCTAATCTACAGTAAACAATGCCATCTACCTAAATTTGTCTTTGAGGTCATTATACTCCTGGTCTGTAAACCCTGTATGATTTTTGTTGTCAGAAAATGATTCGTTATATTCATCTATTATACTTTGGTTTTCACCAGCATCTTTATCTGCCTATTCTTCAACCTCTCCAATTAATTCTCTTACAACAGCTTTTACAAATCCAATATCATTTCTATTGTTAAAATTCTTTTCAGATTTTTCTATATCGTTATAAAGCTGTACAAGAGCTTGTCTTTTTGCTTTAAGAAGATCTCTACGAGCCTGTACTTTGTCATCCTCTTGTTCCTGCTATCTTCTGCGCAATTCTGTTACGAGATTACGATTCCATGCGAGGTCTATGCCTATCTATTGATCAATACTACCATCGTATGTAAAGTCACTAGAATCAAACTAAGACATAATGACTCGCATTTCTCTCTACTACATCAAATCGTTTATAGCGCTTACTATTGGATCTATGTTCTCTTTTTTATTATCTTCAGAGAGCTAATCATACATTGCTACACGGGAAACAAATTTTGCAAACTTGTCGTTTTGCTTCTTATTTTTCCAGCTATCCTCTGTTTCGATTCCTTGTTTCTTAGCAGCATCTTGTATTAATCTAGAATTAGCTAATCTAGATACCCTTGAATAATACTTCTTTGCGTCCTAAATTAATTCTGGATCTAAGAATTGCTTAGCTTGCTAAATCTACTGTGCAAGTTGTAAGCCTTCTTCTGACTACTACTATTCTTGAGTCATATCAGAATATCTAGTTTGTAGCTGATCTAACTTTTTAGACTATTCATTAGAATATTCTATCATCTTATCGAATGCCTCCAACGCTTCTGCAGATCTATTTGTACCTCTTAACGCACGTTTAGCATACTGAAAACCAGTTCTATACAGATCTCTTGTTCCAATTTTATCAAGATAAAGGTTTCTAGCTATTACATTATTGGCAGTAACCTATCTAGATGTTCTATACGCAGATCCAAATACATTTGTAGCCACATCGTGACCACCTCCTCCAAGTATTACAGAGTTTATATTTTGCATCAGCTCTCTATCTCCGAGTAAATCCAAATTCATATAACTACCAATAGTAGCGTACGAAGCTTTTGAACCTACAAGAAAATCGTTCATCAATCTATCAACAAATCCTCTGTACTCTGGATGGTTTTGGTAATATCCGTTAACAAACTATTCTGAATGCAGCTGCTGTTTACCTTCTTCTACACGTTCAGAAAAATCTCTTAAAGCTAATCTTCCAATTAACTCTTTTGAGTTTCGCTTTATTACATCTGCATTTATTTTACCTGTCATCTTTAAAATTGAAGGAGGTAACGCCTAGCCAAATGTTGTAACTTTTTCTGCTAACTAGCCTAATTTGTTTGCCATGTACGCCTTGCCTCCAGTTGCACCAAACAAACCTCCAAGTAAAGCTCCTGTAGCGACTCCTATAGTAGCTCCAAGTTGACTATCATCGTCATCGAATTGAGATCCAATTATACCACCAGCAATCATTCCTGGAGCAAGATTTTTCCCAATAAATTTTCCAGCTGAATATAAACCTGTTTTTGCAGCAGCCGATCCAACAACTCCACCTACAGGTCCTGCTGCAGCCATACCAACTTCAAAACCTTTTCTAGCTCCAACTGTATTTAATTTAGCTATATCTAATGCATGTTGTATTGCATGATAATTATCACTACCAATAGCGCTTCTTAATCCAGCTTTAAATCTAGAAGACATCTTTGTAAATTTACCTAGATCTGCTATTTTGCCAAAAGGAATTGCATTTACAGCTATACCTACATATGTATTTCCGGATGTAGCCATCATGTCATCATAAAAATCACTATTTATACCTCTGGCAGATTCATAAGAAACTGATATTAAGTCCTTATCTTTTAACTTCCATTGTCCAGATACGAAAAGATCCTACAATTCCTCTTTTTCTTTTCCTGGCGTTAATTTTATTCCATTAGCTTTTGCAAATTCTGTTCCTTCTTTTATAAATTTGCTAGAAAGACCTTTATGATTAAGATTTTTCTCTAATAAAGCTTTATAATCACCAACAATTTGCCCAGAGTTTTCATCATAACCCTATGACATATCAATTGCTCCAGAAAGTAGTGCTGTACCTGCAGATATAGCTAATTTACCAGTAGCTGCTCCAGCAAATCCCAAAATTAATGAAGGTATAGTTTTTTCGTAAGAAGACATTGATGAACCAAGAACTCCCCATGTTCCATATTTTAGTTTATGCAAACTAAATATTCCTTCATCTTGAGATTTTTGATCTTCATATTTATATCTGTCAGATATACCCTTTTCGTACTTTTTTACATCAATGTTATTTTCTTTATATCCCTTTTTCCAATAAGCCTATCTTTCTGCTATAGAGTTTTTAAAATTTTTAATAATCTATAGTTTTTGATAAGGAGTCGTATTCTAGTTTCCTATTCCTTCTAGATAAAATCTAGTTCCTTCTACATCGTCAGTAATCCATGTGCTTTTTTCTCCCATTCCAATAGCTCTTTCTACTGACTATAGAGCTCTGTCTATAGGATGAAATATTTGTTTATCAAAACCTTGGGCTATCTTACCAGGATTAGTAGGTTCATATGATTGCAATATTTTGTAGCTATTATACAGTTTTTCATTTTGCTTTCTAAGCCCATTGTATTCATCAAATATCTATTGAAGTTTATTTGGGTTTATTCCACCATTCAATAATATAAGCCCATGTTTTCTTAAATATGGAAGTAGCGCTTCTTTATTCTGTCCCTTTTTATATAAATCTGCAGCATCCATAATATTAGAATATTCATTTATTTTATTCTAATTATTAAGGTACTGCTCAGCATCGTTTGCATAAGAAAGCATTTCGTTTGTTCTGAGTATATTACCAGCAAAATAATCCATTTCTGCCATATTTCTATTCTACTGAAATGTATTATATGCGCTTTGAAAATAATTCACATCGCCCATACTTTGAACAAACTTATCTTCTAGTTGTCCTTGCTCCTTTAATCTTTGGTTAGACCATTCTGAAAAAGACTACATTTTCTCCAATGTTCCATCTGGTAAAAAAGTGTTTACAATATCACGTTTTGGGTCATATGTCTATAGTTTACCATACATCTAACTGTCATTATTTACCATTAACGACTTTACATATCTTGGATCTGTAAGTTTTGCGTATTCTGATTCTGGATTCTTTTTGAGGACTTTGTCAAGCTTGTAGTTTTTAATTACATTCTAATCAGGAGTCACCCATTTCGTATCCGTCGCATTTTCTAAACGCTTCTTACTATCCTAATATCTTTTTACAGGATTAGCAGACTCTTTGTTAATTGTCAAAGCTCCCCAGCCTTCAGGAACAAGGAATGGCTGGGGTCTTTGCTGTGTCTATCTAATCTATTTTCTTTCATTACTAATATCCTGCTTTGTATTATATACAGGAGTTATTTCTGTACTATAGCTTTTTACAATATCTTGTAACTATTTCTAGAATTCTTCATCCGAAGAAACTTTAGAATTATTTACAAGCTATTGGTAAGCCCTCTATTTTCTATTCATATTAAATAATATTAATAATCAAAATCAGCTGGATTTTCAACTGTGGTATTATTAGTTTTATATCCGTTCTTTTTTGCTATAAAGTGGTCAGCCGATATACCCAATTCATCAACTGACAAATCTGTTCCAGAAACTGGCACGTATGATCTAATTGGCGTTCTGTTCAAATCCTTATAATCACTTCCTTTTCCGGTTCCAATATAAATATCAACAGCGTCGTAAGTATGAAGCTTTCCATCTCTACCAACTACGCTAACTGTTTCGCCGTTTGTTGTTGGACGCATTATAACAGAGTAGTTAGGATCACCAATAAAGTCTTCTATTCTAGAAGGATTTTTTACATTGTTTGGTGTGTCAAATTTACCTCCACCACTAAGCTTTACTATTCGACCGTTTTTGTCAACAATATTTGTACCTTTGTGTTTCCATGCTACTCTTCTTCCGCTCATGGAACTATAAATATCTTGAGCACTATATAATGTTGTAGAGCCATTTACTGTATAATTAATCTTTTTAGATTTTGAACCAGGTACACCAGTTAATCCATGTCTTGTTCCAAATACTGCAGGATCATCTCCTGTTCTAGACAAATGTCTTATTACAGTTGTTGCTGTAACTGGACCAGTTACACTTTTTGATAACGCCATCTATCTTAATTTTATTAAATCCTTAAGCTTGTTTTCTGTCATACTTTGAACTTTTGCTGGATCTAAATTAGGATTAAGTCTTCCTGAGCTATCTCTTAACCCTGCCGCAGTTTCCGCATTTTTTACTTTCTTTGTATACGAGTAGCTATATCCTCCATCTGCTCCGCCATTTTTAGAGCTACCATTCTTATTTGCACTTCTGACTGCAGCAATATTAAGCTGATTTCTTCTATTAAGCTCATTTTCATTATGCTGAAATGCTCTCTGTTTAGCAGCCTCTGCAGCCTGGAATCGTTGATCATTAAGATGTATCTAAACCTGATCTGGACGCTTATCAACCTAAGTATACTCTCTATTGCGATCAATTATATCAGATTTAAGAGCCTCTATATCTCCACCATACATATTAAGATAATATCTGCCCAATTCTGATTTTGCCATATCTTTAATGTTGGAGTCAAGAATCTGCTTCATCTTTTTATCTGACTTAGAATAGATCTGATACATGCCTCCAGCTTTCTTAGTGGCTTCATCATCATATTCGAGCTACATATTGTCAAACAGATTACTTGTCCAGTCTTTAAGGCTAGAATACTTAGATGGAGCCTCTCTTGTCCACATTCCGTCTGTAGATGGATCCCACGACTCAAGAGTCTTACCTCCAAGTGCGAACTTTTCAAAATCTGGATCATATGTACCATTACGCATAGCTTCTGCTCTATACCTCTAATAAGTCTTCATAGCCTCATTCTAAGCTTTAAGGTTAGCTATTTCTGCATATGGTCTTTCTCTAATAATTTTAGCTATATATGCTCTTCCTTCTGCTGATCTAAGAGGATCTATTCCATTCTAATATAGATAATCTAATCCTTTATTAACAGCTCCTCTTGTAATATCGTAAAACTATTTGTTTATATTAGCATTAGGCCCATATAACTCACCAAATTCCTTAGCGAAATCTTTCTATTCTTGTACAGCCTAATTATATTGTTCTCTTGCGGCGCTAATATACTATGACATCATACCGCTGTCCAGTATGTCCAATATAGGGACAACTACTGGCTCATCATACATTCCTATCATACTTTTATTATTTAATAGATGGAACTTTAAAATCTCGATTATAAAGCATAAGGCCTCTAATCATCTAATCCCTATTAATTGGGAACCCATATTCCTTAATGGTATTTTTATTACCAGGTGTAGACATTCTAGTAAATCCAAGTGGCTCGCCAGAGTCTACAAAAAGGTCTCCACCAAGGTATTTGTTATAATTAGATCTTAACTTATCCATAGGTACCCCCATTCTCTTCTGATACTCTTGCAGATACTTACTAGTATCTGGCAGTGTAGGTATTAACTGTGGTATTAAGTTACTTAAATAATTATTTTGCGAAGCACTATTTTTATCAAAAAATGTATACTCAGACGATTTTGGAATACCATTTTTACCTGTGATAATTTTATTCCATTTTTTCTACGCGTCAAAATATTTCACCCAGTCTATAGTATCCAAATAATTTGTATGCTAATATGGTAAATTTGGTAATGGTAAATTCCCGATGCTCTATATTGCTTTGTCTTGCCAATTCTACTATGGCTAAATGCTACGCTGATACAGATTCATTTCGTATGGCTACCCCATTGGTGTTGTGTATAAATTATTTGCACTGCCAGTATTACTAGTTGTACTTTTGTTATTGTCATCTCTACCCAATAATCTTTTAAGTGCCAATTTCCTATTCTCTAAATCCTACTAGTACAAACTAAGAGTATCTTCATATTGCTTATTTTTAATCCTATCAGCCCAATACTTTTGCCACATAGCACCAAGACTAGCAACATGAGTTTCTATACCTTTCGTTTTTGCACCATGTGCTTTATTGTATGTTTCCCAATTGTATTGTTTAGCGGATTGTCTTCTAGCAGCATCTGATTCTCCTGCCTGTAATGCAGCTTGAGCCCACGCATTCCTATAGGCAATATTTTTCTCTTCTGCATTCTGTAATATATTTGCTATATTTCTCTATGTACCCAAATTCTGAGCTATTCTAGCATTCTGTCTTTGAGCTCCTGTATAGCCTCCAGATTGATTTATCGAGTACATTCCTTGTCTGTCGGCAAGTTTAGCAGCCTATATCATAGGATATGGACTAATTCTTGATGCAGCTAAAGTTTGTAATGCTAAAGGAGCGTAAGTATTCTGTGAATAGATATTTGCTCCTTTAGGCTTATTAGAAAGCCAATGGTTTAACATAGCTGTTTCTGCAATAGCAGGTATTAATCTAGCTGAAGTTAACCATGAATTTGGAACTTTGCCATTACCCGTTCTACTATAAAAATAACTAGAAGACTTACCAAGATCGTATTTATTCATATTCTCAACAGATCCCTGTATGTCATGCTATATCTATTGTCTATCTGTTATATTCTTCATTTGTGATAAAAGAGGAGCCTTAGCTTTGTCTATTTGCTGTTTTTGAAGCTGAGCAGTTTGCTTTGACAATGAACTCATATTATAATTTTTACCTGTTGTTTTTTCGATGTTATTATACATTTGAAGTTTAGCTGTTAATGGGGCTATCTGATCAGAAAATTTTACACCTGTAGTCCAATCTATATCGTTTCCAGCTATCACATTACTATCGTTCTATTTAACAGAGCTTGGCTAATTATCTACTCCAACTTTACCTTTAGTTACTAAAGTTCCAGTTCCATTAGTATAATCTATAATGGATTCACCTTTACCAACTAAACTATTTATAGGCCCAACCTAATAACCATTAGGTGTCCATACTTTTGTTTTATTCATAATTATACGTATAATGTTTGTGTTGACGTATCACCATAATCTAGATAATACTAATTCTATAATCCTTTAGACATAGCCTAAGATCTTTGTAACTAAGCAGTTTGACTAGCCTAAATTTTTGCATTTCTTATTCTTTTTCTAAGCTTAGATCTGCCTCCAAGCCATCCAAATAGACCAGAGGCTAATCCAACAACTCCACCAACAGCTGCTCCTATAGGTCCCCCGACAGAAAGACCAGCAGAAGCTCCTGATAGTACACTACTAGCTGTGTTAGTAAATCCTTTACTGTTCTGTTCTTTTAAGTCTTGGCTACCATCAACCTAATTCTATTGGTCATAATTTATACCCATTATAGTTTGATTTGTAGATCCTGCCTCTTGCTATAACTAGTTCTGACTTTTTACATTTAATGACGACATCATTCCCTAAGCCATATTTAGTCCAGCAGAAGCTACTCCTAATCCTTTGCCTATTCCTGCAGATAGATTTGATACGCCAGATATATTTGATGTTGCTTTATTTTTTATATAGCTATTTAATGGAGAATAATTAGAATCACCAAATCCTTTTGGAGCATTAGGTCCAACCATTTGAACCAAATCCTAAGCTACAGAAGACTAAGATGGATTTAATCCAACCTTACGATCAAGATAACTATAATCGTTACTTCCGCCATTAAACTTAGGCATATTAAGTATTCTTTTTCTTTGTTTTAAATCCATGATTGTCTAAATTTAGTAATAATATATTGTATACCGATATCCATCTTTGGATTGCTATTTTCAATTTCGCATATCATATATTTTCCTCGCATTCTTAAACCAAATTGTTGTTCAGATTTAGCTCTAGGTATAGCGAATCTATAGTTGCCTTCTCTTAATGTTATCTAATCAGTAAGAGTATCGTCTGTTTCTATAAGATCAGTTTTCCAAGAATAGTTATGATTTAGTGAGAAATATGTTTCGGAATCTTCCCTATTTGAAATTAACGATGGAGATACTATCTCTTGGTTATCAAATACTTTTGTTACTATAGGATTCTTGTTTACTGCATACTTTATATAAGATTTAAGTATTCCGTTATAACCGTGAGGTCCAGGATAAAAATCAGGGTGATCATCATCAAAACAGTTCCATTTAGCTATAGATATTCTATTATCGTACGCCTTTATAACATATTGACCGTTTGAAAAATTAACAAAGTCGTCATTTCCTATTGTATATATAGACGTAAACACTTTACCTTGTTCATTAAATACAATTGATGAGTTTACGTTGTCTACAGATGCTACATTAAATAAAATCTCATTATTCTTTATATCGTATGACAATGTTGGTTTTGTATTATTAGACTGATATTTATATAGCAATCCGTCTACGAATAACTATTTACTTAATTGTACGAGTCCTTCTGAATACGACTTTATTTCATTGTTGTCATAATCAAACCAGTATAAAGTCGAGTTAGACATTGTGTCACAAAATTGATTTCTGTGCATACCTGTAGTAGTATCTATATAATCATATCTACTAAGTACACCGCCTTCTCCAAGTATTAATGAAGTTCCATTACTTTCATCAGTAGTAATTGCTCTTTCGTTTACGCTTAACAATCCAGTAGCGTGCTGTTGCCAGAATACAAGTAAATTCTTAAATGATCTAAGACCAGTTATTTCTCCATAGTTACTATTGACATCTATGAAGTTAGAACTCTGAAATTTAGTCCAGTTATCAATATTCTCGTGATTCTCTTTCTTGCTAGAATGCATACATCTAAAATCTACTGTTTTGTTGTATAGTGAAGAGTCTTCGTATGAGTATTGATAATTTGACTTTAATCTATTTTCTGTAGTGTATACTGTATTATATGTATATAACGGATTACTTTGTGTGTATATATCATTAATATTAGATGGATTCTCCTAAGACCAAGAAGATCTATCATTTGTATTTACTAAGTTTTTATATGGTTCTACACCATTTGTAAAAGGAAATCTTATTGAAGATTCTATTGGTATACAATATATAATCTAATTAGTAAATCTTACATGATCATGATCATCATAATGATTATTTGCGTAATATTTATGCAAATGTACATATTCGAACATCTCGACATTTGTGTCTCCATCAAATACAGAAACCCATTGGTTTTTATCATTAAAGTAATCGCCGTCTGAATAATATACAGAATTGTTTCTAGATACGCTTCCTTGACCTCCATATGGGTTTGTTGTTTTTCTTAAATTACAAAGATGGGTTCCAAGGATACTATGCATATCGCATGCAACGAAGTCATTTATATTAAAGTTAATTAAATAACCTGAATTTGAATATTTCAATTCGTTATTTGAATTTGCTACAAAATAACTCTGCGAAGCTATAGAATTTGTAAGCTTATTATTTTTGTCTATATTTAGTATAGCGCATTTACCTGCAGGTCCTGCAACAAAAGAAGCGACATGACTAGTTGGAACTGAATCTGAAGCAGATTTAAGTATTCCACAAGAACCATTAACTACATCTGACTCAGGTTTTTCTCCTTCTTGTGGTCTCCTACCAAAAAATCCATTAGCTACAACATTGCAATACTATTCATTCCCTACAACTGTTACTTTATTTGTATACTTCTAATTTTCAATCTCATCACAACCAACATCTTCTGCTATCTTTATATTGTTTACTGATATTTTTTCGTTGACAATATCAGCAAAGTCTATTGGCTATCCAGGATTATTATTTTCAAAATGTAATACATATTCAGTTGACGTATATGGTTTAATGTATGTAAAACAATTTCCTGTTTCTTGTAACGTTTTTCTACCCCAATACCCCTTAAGGTATGCACTATAATTATTTCCATATAGATTATCCCACTAATATACAGAAGAGTTAGGTATTGGAGTTTGATACATCGAATGCAAATAATCGCTAATTTCATAAATAGCTTTATATCGATATGCTCCATAGTGTAACGATGCCCTAAAATTCAAATCTTTCATATACGGAGAATCCATACAAGCTGCAGCATTTTTAAATCTAGAATTGCCATTTCCTCTGTAAACAAAAGCGCCAGAATTACTTACTGCAGGAAATATGTATTTTGTACCATACTGCGCAGGACCGCACATTGGAACCATATCCTTATATAAATCATTTGTAAATTTACTATCACCACGCCTTCCGTACATAAATAACTATGGGCATAGTTTGTAATCATACTTATTTAATAACGTCTTAAAATTCTCAGATTGATAACATATTTCAGGAGATGCAAATTGAACTATAGAATGATTTGAAAAATTATTTGCAGTAGAAATAGCCTAACTATTATTACCAGGATCAGTAAATGGTTTATCATAGTCATATCCTTCTATATCGTTTCCTGTTGTAAAATAAAAAGGAGAACTATATGTCGTATATTTCTAAGACTATGTGTTACAATAAGCCTATTGTATACTCTTTGCTGTTATACCCTATGATACTGTGGCTATGTCATCAAATCCTCTATCACATCTAACTATCTCATATCCAGTGCACTACTCTGGAAGATTATTGACTTTAAATGCAACTCCAAGAACTTTTAATACACATTCATACTTTACTCCATCTATAGTTCCATTTTGCACAAACGTCTCAAAACAATGAGTACCAATATCAGGAGTTCGTATGTCAGCTATCCATTTTACAGGAGATGGCTATCCATATTTATCATACAATATTATACCATATCTATACAACTCGTCTCTTCTAAGAGATCTAATCAAATACGGATTTTTCCATATGCCATCATCATTAGATGTGTATAAACCTTTAGCTTCTTCATATGAATTATGACCGCCTTCATATTTTACAAAATATGTTTTTACGCCATTCTGTATTTTTGATTTGTCATCAATATTGGCATTTGGATTAGTTTTGTTTAGAATGTTCCAAACAGTTCCTGCTTCCAATCCATTATCACTTCTTACGCTAGCGTCTCCTATTTTCTATGTTATGATAAATCTCCATTCTATATTTGGACCAGATCCACCAAAATACTTACCAGTTTTATCAAGAGAATATTCTATCTAATAGTCTTCATTTACATTTGAACTTTTCTGGCACGAATCAATAATTGGCTAAGATGCATTAGGATCGTCTGGAAGTAATAAATTATTTAAATCATCTGGTAAAATATCTACATACTAATCAATTTGGCTATCGTATAATCTAGCTTGTAAATTGCTGTTAAAACAAAAAGCTCTACTATCCCAATTTTTGAATTCGCTATCATCAACAGACGATTGAACCTGTTTTACATTTGCTGCAAACAAATAATCGTTTTTGTTCTCTATTACTTTTGGTATAACATGTACTCCAGACATAGAGTTGTATTCTTCTATACTTATATCTCTAAGAGATTGCTGCCCAGTATCCTTTATTGTTAACTCTTCCTAAAACTTACCATCATATATTACACTTATTGTAGGCATCTAACCATTCTCTTCATAAGATATCCTATACACTATAATCTTATTAAGAAATTCAGAATATGTATCATTAGATATTTTTATAGAACAACCGCATCCAGTATAATAACCTTTAAATCCTCCTGAAATATTGTTATAATTACTGCTTGTCAATCCATTTCCTACCGGTATAAATTTGCAAGCTGGAGAAACGTCTGTAGATATTCCATTTTTGTTATATAACTAGTAAGAATAACTTACTATTGAGGTTTTCATATTTCCAGATATATATCCTTTAAATATAGGTCTACTAAATAAGTGTAATATATGATGGTAAGTTTTAGGAAGAGTTAACAATAAAGGATACTGGGCAGCAATCTCTTAGAGATATAAGTATAGAAGAATACAACTCTATGTCTGGAGTACAT